GAAGTACAATACAAGCATATATAAATAATAAAAGACAACATAAGTTCTTAAAATTTAAGTATGCTGAATGGAATTAACCTTTAAATTAAACAATATGAAAAACATACATTTATTACCAACAGAAAAACCAAGTAGGTTACATTATTCAAAAGTTCAATCTGAAGAAGGTATTTCTTATAAGTTAATACTCAATCAAGAAGAGTCTAAATGCAACAATGGTCTTTTGAGTGGACAAAGACACATCTACATCACTGATGATTCAGAAATTAAAGAAGGAGATTGGATTTGTGATATTGAATTAAACAGAGTTGAAAAATCCCAATATTCAGGAACATTTAAGAATTGGAAGAAAATCATCCTAACAACAGACCAAGACTTAATTGCAGATGGTGTTCAAGCTATTGAGGATGAGTTCTTAGAATGGTTTGTTAAGAACCCAAGTTGTGAGGAAGTTGAGGTTAATTACATAAAAACTCCAAGTCAAATTTTTATTGCTAATGATGTGCCTTATGGGTATTACAAAATCATCATTCCACAAGAAGAACCTAATCCATTTGAATTACCTAAAGCATTACCTGATGATGTGTTTTTTAAATCTTTAGAAGAACCTAAACAAGAAACACTTGAAGAAGCATTTAGTAAAGAATTAAAGTCCAAAGGATTAGAGTTTAGTTCAAATCTTAATCCATTAGATATGTTTAATCTAGGTGTTAAATGGCAGTCTGAAAGAATGTATAGTGAAGAAGAAGTTTTAGATTTATTATTAACATGGAGATATACTAATCATGATTTACTTTCAACTAAAGAATGGTTAGAACAATTTAAAAAGAAGTAGTAACCTTTAAATCAGAATAGAATGTATAATTTTTATTACTATGTTGGATTTTCAACTTTTTGGATTTTATCCTTAATCGCATTTTTATTTTTATTCATAAAATTTTTTGAATGGGTTATGAATCACTTAGGAAAAAGATTCAAAAACATTTGGATAATTATTGAATTTCAATTTTACCGAAAAGAATTTAAGGAGTGGGTAAAAACCAAAGAACGTCATGAAAAAATGCAATAATTAACCTTTAAATCAGAATAGAATGAAACAAAAACAAACTTGGGTTGACACTTATTTAGGTAGATATAAGTGGTATAGAAAATTAAGAAAAGGTTATTGGTATCAACATAAGTTCACAATAGATGCAGAACAACTTACTTTTCCACAAGATAATACTTTTTGGGCAAGGTATGGAGAAATAAATAGATACTCAATAGTCATTAAACAAGAAATAATTAACCTTTAAATTAAACAATATGAAAAACATACATTTATTACCAACAGAAAAACCAAGTAGAATAAGACTTGGAAATAATAAAAATTTTGTAATTGCTAATTTTGAACAAAGTTCAATTAGAAGTAAAAATGATTCTTATACAAATCAACACATCTACATCACTTCTGATTCAGAAATTAAAGAGGGTGATGCTGTTATACATGATTTTGGAATGGGTTATGAATTAGAAAATCCTTGTGATTCTGATAACTTAAAATCAAACACAAGAAGTAAAATCATCCTAACAACAGACCAAGACTTAATTGCAGATGGTGTACAAGCTATTGATGATAACTTTTTAGAATGGTTTGTAAAGAATCCAAGCTGTGAAAGTGTTGAAACTAAAGTAGTAGATTTTGAAGTTGATATGGGATTAGGAGATGAGTGCATTGAGCATAGTAGTTATTACAAAATCATCATTCCAAAAGAAGAACCTAAACAAGAAACACTTACTTATACTGAAGCAGCAAAGAAAGAAGAAAGAATATTTAATTCTACAATGATGTCTAAACAAGAAACACTTGAAGAAGCTGTAAGAATACATTTAGATAAAAATAAATATTCATCACCTTTAACTTATGCTAAAATAGGTGCTAAATGGCAAGCTGAAAGAATGTATAGTGAGGAAGAAGTAGTTGCATTACTGGAGTATGTAAGAGAAAACTTTTATGATACAGGTTTAAAATGGCACTCACAACCAGACACAGATTATACTTCAAAAGAAGTATTAGAACAATTTAAAAAGAAATAGTATGGAATTAACCTTTAAATCAGAGTAAGATGATTTTAGATACTAAACTTAGAAAGTTTGCAGAAGAAATAACTAATATGCTTTATAATATTTACTATGAACAAATATTAAATTGTGAAATATCTCCAGATATACAAAAAGAATATTATTCTTCTATTGTTGAAGATACCCTCAAATATTTTTTAAGGATTGAGGACTATGAAAAATGTGAAAAATTATTAACCTTTAAATCAGAATAGAATGAAACAGACAGCATTAGAATTTTATGCGGAGCAAGAAGTAAAATTAACTCTTGACTTTTTAGCAAATAAAATTAATCAAGTAGAGTATGGTATCAAAAGAGTAAAGTTAATTGAACAAGCCAAAGCAATGGAGAAAGAGCAGATTGAAAATGCTTACCTAAGAGGTATTGCAAATTATGACCCAACATTTAAATCAGAGTAATATGTTTAAAATAATAGAATTAGAAATTTATTGTAAAACAGTTGTAGTTTCAGTAGGACAAAGTAATAAAGTTCTCTATAAAGAACTTAAACACAAAATGACTAAAAAAGAATTTGATTATTATTTTTCTGATTGGGATGATAAAATTGTAACTGGGAGAACATTATTTCATGATACTGGATTTACTATAATAAGATTAAAAAATCTTGATGAAACTGGTTTAATTGCTCATGAATGTTTTCATGCTGTATGTTTTATATTTAATAAAATAGGGATACCGTTGTCTAAAGAATCAGATGAAGCTTATGCTTATTTATTGCAATTTTTAGTTAACCAAATAAAATAGATAAATGAAAAATATATATAATTCACAAGACATAAAAAAAGTACGTATTTTAAAGTACATACTGTTCTGTGCAGATAAGTTAGCACTATGTAAATTAGAAAGCAACAATCTAAAGGGACATTATTTCCGTAAACAGATTGAAGTTGCTAAGAGAAAATTCTTTACTTTTAATTCTTAAATTATGTTAATATTAATTTGTTATTTATTGTGGTCTATTGGATTTATTGTTAGTATGATTGGTATGTATTTAGTTAAAGATTATCAAGATGGTATAATTTATAAAGGATTTCTTGGTAAAATACAAAACTTAATAAAAAATTTTTAAATAATTTATTTTTTGATGCAGGAGCTAACAGAGATGCATTTTATTTAATACAAAGTACATGGAAGGCAGTTTGCAGAAACTGTCATGACTGGGTGCATAATCATCCAGAAGAAGCCCGTACAATGGGCTGGCTAAAATGATTTATAAATAATTTAAAACTTATGATTATGAAAATGATTGGAAAAGAACTTAAAATTAAACACACAATGAACTATTCAACATTCTCTGTTTTACCTATGAACAGAGGTATTGATAGCAAACATGTTCAAAAGATGATTACCAGTATCCGGAAAATGGGTGTATTAAGATGTGTTATAGCCTGTACTACTAATATTATAGAAGGTGAAGATAAAACCTATATAATTGATGGTCAGCATCTTGCTACAGCATTGGAAAGAGAAGATAGAATGATTCCTTATGTAGAAATTGAAATTGAATCTGAAGAAGATTTAATTGAAAAGATGGCATACTTAAATAACTCATCTAAGTCTTGGGATTTAATGAACTATGTTAATGCATGGAAAATGATCCGTCCAGATTATATGAAACTGTTCAAGTGGAAGAATATGTATGATATAGAAGTTACTATGCTTGCTATGCTTGGAGTAAATAGCCCAGGACTTAAGCATGGTACTTCAATTATCAAAACAGGTAATTTTACTATTACTAATCCAAATGCTGAAGCAATGTGTAAAGCATTTAATGATATCTTCCTAAAGATTGGTATGTCAGATAGAGCAGTTAAATTTCAATTTTTAACAGCATTTATGCAAGCTTATGGTAATTACAATCATACCAAAGTCATGGCTAACTTAGATAAACATCTAAAAACAGTTAAGCTTATGTCTACTGGTGATGAGACAGGTAATTACATTAGAAAGAAAATATTTAATTTACCAAAATGACAAAAGACAGACAAGACATACAAATGGAAGCTTTAGCTGCTACTGATGGTAAGCAGCGGGCTTCCGTAGTCTTAGGCACAGGGGTCGGTAAGACCCTTGTTGGCCTGACTCATATGGATAGAAACACTACACCACTGATGAAATGTCTTGTTGTGGCACCTAAGAAAGCTATATTTCAATCCTGGAAAGATGATGCTGTTAAGTTTGATAAGCATCATCTTCTAGGTAGAATAGTTTTTACTACTTATCTAAGCTTAAACAAACATGATCCTAATGATTATGATGTTGTGTATTTAGATGAGATGCATAGTTTACTAGACAGTCACCGGGGATTTTTGCAGTTATTCAAAGGCAAGATACTTGGGCTGACCGGTACTCCACCAAAGAGAGACTATTCAGAGAAAGGTAAGTTAGTACAAGAGTTTTGTCCTGTAGTATTTACATTTAAGGCAGATGATGCCATAGAAAATGGAATACTGAATGATTATAAGATTGTTGTGCATGAGCTAAGATTAAGCAAAGAAAAGAACTATCAAGTCACTATGAAGAATAAAACATATATGACAGATGAAGAATCTAATTATGTGTATTGGTCTAGAAGACTAGATGTAGGTTCTGGAAGTGTACATATGCTTAGAGTTATGAGAATGAAAGCTCTTATGGAATATCCTACTAAAGAAAAGTATGCTAAGTTATTATTTGACAGCATAGAAAGTAAGTGTATTCTATTTGCTAATACTCAGGCTCAAGCTGATAAGTTATGTGATCATAGCTATCATAGCAACAATCCAAAATCAGAAGAGAACTTGCTTAAGTTCAAAGATGGAGAGATTACCAAACTTTCTACTGTTCTACAGTTGAATGAGGGTGTAAACATACCTAATTTAAAACAAGGTATTATTATGCATGCATATGGTAATGAGAGAAAGGCCGCTCAGAGAATAGGTAGGTTATTAAGATTAAACCCAGATGATAAAGCTATTGTCCACATACTATGTTATATGGATACAGTAGATGAGAAATGGGTAAAAGATGCATTGGAAGGATTTGACCAGACTAAAATTATGTGGAAAAATTTCAATGTGACAGTTTAATTTATTATCTTAATGGTATGGAAGAGACCAAGACACATAAAGTAGTTATTTACAATGATGATGTAAATTCTTATCAGTATATCATGGCTAGTTTGATTAGGTTCTGTAAACATGAGCCTATTCAAGCTGAGCAATGTGCGGTCATAGCACACAATACCGGAAAATGTGCAGTTAAATCAGGAGATTTCTTGGAAATGTTTGATTTAAAGAATACATTTGATGGTCTAGATATTAAATCAGAAATTGAAGAGTATGCAGGTGATTTGCATTGATTAATTTTTTGTATATTTGAATATGAAAAAATTCATAATATATACATTACAAGATCCTATAAGTTTAGACATAAGATACATTGGTTTAACTTCTGTAAAATTAAGTGTAAGATTATCTGGGCACTGCACAAAGTCAAAAGATTGTAATTCTCATAAAACTAACTGGATTAAAAAATTAAAAATGCAAAATCAAAAACCTATCATTAAAGAATTAGATAGAGCAAATTCTTTAGAAGAAGCTTGTGATCTTGAAATTTATTGGATAGGTCAATTTAAACAATGGGGTTTTGATTTAACTAATGCTACATTAGGTGGTGAAGGTACATTAGGTTTTAAACACAGTCATGAAAAGTATAAAATTCTTGCAAAAAAATTATCTAAGTCTATATTGCAGTATGATTTAGAAGGTAATTTTATAAAAAAGTGGGATTCTATACTTGATGCTGCAAAATATTTTAATTGTGGATCAAGTACACTAAGACATGCTTTAGTAGATTTATCAAGAACAAGTAATAATTATTTTTGGAGATACAATGAAAAAAATTATCCTTTAAAAATAAATGTTAATTTGCTTGCAGGAAACAAAATCATGTTAAAAGTACATGATATACTTTTAGATACTGTAACAACATATTTATCAACTGATTCAGCTTTTAAAGTTACAGGAAGACCAACAAATTATAAAAAGTATATAGATACAAATAAGTATTTTAAAAAAAGATATAAATTTATGTCATGTTAAAAGTAATATGTATTAATGCCAGTAACAAGCCTAAAAGAATATCACCATATGAATGGTTAGAAGAAGGTAAGGTATATACTGTAGTTGAAGTAGCCAGAATGAGTCTACAACAAAATAGATATGGTTATAGATTAAAAGAAGTACAACTATCAGAACAATCATTTCCTTATGAGTATTACAGTGCGGATAGATTTGCACCTTATGTTACTTTAGAAGCAATAGAAGCAGAACATTTTCAAGAAGCAGATTTAGAATTAATTTAAAATTTATTATTATGAAAAATGATGATGGACTAGCTGTCTTTACAGCTATTATCTGGTTATATATGATTACAGCACATGTATTTATGCTGTATTTTTGGTATCAGTGGTCTCAAACACATGGATTTTTAAGTACACTTATTATTGGACCTATTATATCTGAGATAAAAGGATTATTGTTCCCATTTTTTATGTAGCTTATGGATTATACTTATGAAGATGTGTTGGTGCAATGTGAGTTAGTTAAGGATCTTCTTAAGGAGGGTAAGAACAGAAGAAGTATGGATAGAAGAAACTATCTAATTGCACTTATGTATTACAAGTTTAATAAAACAGAAGTTACTATAGGAAAAGTATTTGATATGAAAAGAGAAACGGTAACTTCTGCAAAGTTTCACCCATATCAATTACTTGAATATAGTGATATTAGTTTTATTGCAAATGTAAATGATCTTATGATTGCATTTCCATATGAGTTTCCTAATCATAAAGCAGGACAGGCTGATAAAAGATATACAGCTGTTATAACTCACTTTGATAAAGATGCTAGAAAGAAAATCAAAAAGTATATGGAATTTAAGGAGATATCAAGAATTGATATGGCAGTAAAAGAATTAACACTAAAAGCCTTGAAATTATGGGAAGGATGAAAGAATTTTGTATAGATTTAATTAATGCAAATGGAGGTATACCAGAAGGTATGACTATAGAAGATGCGGTTAGAATGAAAGAACTAGAAATGTATAATTGGCAAGAATATGAAGAAAGACAAGAAAGACTCAGATTACAACACATTGAATCTGCAAATCCAAGAGAGATTGCAAAGAAGATTGAAGCTGAAAGAGAATTTTCTAAACAAACCGGTGAAGGAAAAGCCGGAGAAAACAGTGAACAATGAAGAAGGGGATTAGAACTTGGGTGTTATGGTATATGGTATTTATGCATTTACTTGCTATTATAGGTAGTACAGGTATAGTGATGTATATGTCTTTATGTTATCCGGGAGTATGGAATTGGATTTTACTAATGGTTATGTCACTTGTAAATTACATATTCTTTGACAGCATGTTTAAGCTAATAGACAGAATTATTAAAAGAAGAAACAGAAATTTTTAATTATGAAAAAGTTATTTTTATTGTTAGTGTTGTCAGCAAGTACAGCACATTCACAAATTGTTGTAAAAGAAACAACAAAAGATAGTATAGTATGGTATAGTAAACTTACAGGTTTACCTAGACTTAATCATTTTTATGATGCTGAAAAGAACTGGTATACATTGTATTACAAGAATCTTGAGTACCAATATATTACTGACATTGATTATATACATTTAGGATCTAAAGAAAGTACAGTAGAGTTTTTTAATATCTTAAAGCAGGCTGTAATAGATAAGAAAGAGTTAACCTTTGAATTAGATGGAAAGACTTGGTTCTTAAAGACAGGCTCTAACATGGCTTATATGTCTAGTTCTGGAACAACATTTTTTCTTACAAATAAGAATCTTGATAAGATACTTGAAGCATTACAGTAATTGAAACATTTCATTAAATATCTTATAGTTTGGATAAGCCAAAACTTAGCCATACCTTTTTGGACAGTAGGTCACATACATTTGTTGAGTACTATCTATGAAGATGCTATTGAGATTATAGCTTCCTGCGGTATGAACTTAATAGTTGCCGCAGGATTTTTTATTGATTACTGGGACCAAAGAAAAAACAAGTAATATGGAACAGACAGCAATAGAATGGTTAGAAGATAATTTAATATCTGAACCTTGGACAGAAGAGCACTTTAAACATAATTCAGAATGTTGGGATAAAGCCAAAGAAATGGAGAAAGAGCAGATAATTAATGCTATTAATTTTGGAGATGAACGAGGTAAAATAACCACATATAAATCAGCAGAACAATACTACAACGAAACCTTTAAATCAGAATAATATGTATGAAACTTAGAGATATAGAAAGATGTAGAGAACAGGCTAAAGCTTTAGGTTATTTTACAGTAAAGGGTAAAGACAATGTTTTTTATTACAATAAATTTGGTAATAGCTGGACTGTTGAAGTAACAATACATTCATCTAAGAGTTTTGATTATTATATAGTTGAAGCTGCTTTATCTGGAACAAATACAAAACTTACAAAAGATTTTGTTACCGGGCATAAAAATATCTTAGGTCCTGCGCATCAGTGGTGTAAAAACTTAATAGCATTTCATAAATTTATAGAATAATGACACTTAGAGATACAGAATTAATTGGTAAGAAGCTTGTGAAGTATGGTTTTTATAGAAACAGTAATAATCATCATAAATATATGTATAAAGATATTAGTGTTGAATTTGTATTACTTTATACCAATAACTGGTATGCGGATATAAAAATGTCTGTAATTGATAATGTTATTGTTTTTCTTAAAGGTCATGAAGCTGTATTTACTCCAGAATGGGTGTTAGATGAGTATAGTAAATTAGTAGCATTATTTCAATTTGCAAGAGCATGACAAAAAAAGAAGTTGCAAAAGTTAAGAGAAATTTAAAAAAGTATGGATTCAAGCCAAATAATAAACTAAAAGAATTGTATTGTTTGCTTTATAAAGACTTGTTGATATCAGTAATCTTTAGAGAACCCTTAACAAACACTTATTTTATGAGTGTAACAATGGATCTTGAAGATGACTATGAGCTTGCAATAAGCAGTATTTTAGATTATGATGAAACTAATCCTCAAAGATTCTTTGATATAGTGGATCATTTTAATGGTGCAATTAAATTTATAAACAGATAGTTATGGCAAAAATAATATTAGAGTTTGACTCTGTAGAAGAAAAAGATGATGCTAGAGATGCATTAGATGGTTACAAATGGAAACTATCTATGTGGGATCTGGATCAAAGTCTTAGAGAACAGATAAAGTATAATGACAAATTACCTTCAGAAATTGCAGAAGTTTATGAAGAGGTTAGAGAGAAGATCCGGGAGATCTTGAGTAGTTATAATATAAACTTAGAATAAGATGGATACAATATTTATATTCATAGGAATAGTACTAGTTACTTTTGTTCTTATAGTTCTTCCTTTAAGAAATGATGATGACAATAACTGGGATGAGTAATGGGTAAAAGAGAAGATAAACAGCTAAGCAAACTTTGTGTAGCTATTTGTTCTGATCATTATGAGTTGTTAAAGAATGTGGATCATATGAGTTATACTTTTAACTTATATGCTTCCGGTCCATATCATGGGCAGTATAGAAAGTTTATGTTTTATGCTGAATTAAAGCTTAATAAACTCTTAGGTTTAATTACTGCTGATGAAGTAGAAAATGTATATAATATGATGATATCAGAAGATAAGGATAACTTCTATATTGTAGTACAGATAGTCAAACACTATATGAAAGAAAGACATGCTAAGTTTGGAGCTTTAATGGATTATAAAGGCTATGATTATGCCCGGCAAAATTATTCACAAGAAGTTCTGAATCCAGCAGATTTCTTAACTAAATTAGTAAACAAATGACAGAAAAAGAATTAATAGAATTAGGATTTGAAAAAATATTAATTCAAGATGTTGAAAGTCAGAATGGATATGATTATTATTATTACAATAAAGAACTCTGTGACAATATAGTCTTATATAGCACAGACAGTATAGATGTAAAAGATAATAATTGGACAATAAAATGTTGGGATATTCCAGCAATTAGAATTTATTCAAGAGAACATTATATGCAGTTTCTTGAAGTAATTAGTAATATAACTTGTTAATATGTTATCAGTTAAGTTAGTAAAGCAAGATGGTAAGTTAATCTATCCTGATGAAAAGGCAAGATTAGCTTACCAAATCTTTTTGGATAAACTTCCAGAAGGACAGAAAGTAGAAATGTATATTGGTCTAGCTGATGCAGACCATAGTATTGCACAATTGGCAAAAGTGCATGCATGTATAAGAGAATTAGCCAAAGAATCTGGCTATACTTTTGAAGAAATGAAAGTACTGATTAAAGAAAGATCAGGGTTATGTTATGATGGAGGAGATGCAACATTTTGCAAATCATTTGCAGACTGTAGTAAAGATGAATTAGCACTAGCTATTGAAGCTTGTGTAGAAGTAGGTAAGCTTTATAATATTAATCTTTCTTAGGAGCTACATAACCTTCATCACCAGGCTGCAGAACTTCTTTTTCAGAATAAAGATTTTTATCATTACCTGTTCTTTCAATTTCTGCAAGTAATAAAGTAACAGTATAAAAAGATCTTTGAAGATCATCCATATCTTCATATTTACCTTCCATGATCTGTTTTAAATACTCTTCTTTATTTTCTTTATTTATCTGATTAAATAGATAATAAGATAGAGATTTAGTCATCAAGTAAAAGTTTTTATTAACCTTTATTTCAAGGACTGCATCATCTTTTAGTTCTTTAACTTTAATAGCCATAAATAATTTATTTTAAACAAAAATATGAAACAAATATTAGATCTTGATGAAATTAAACAAAAAATGTTTGAAAAGTTAGAACCCAGCGGTTGGGCTAATATTTTTAAATCTTTTATATTTAGTGGTGACTTTGATAATATAATTACTGAGCTTGCAAGACTTGCTAGTGATGGTAGAAGGTTTACACCACCACTTAAAAATGTATTTAGAGCATTTGAAGAATGTCCAAGAAATGATCTTAAAGTAATTATAGTAGGTCAAGATCCTTATTTTCAACTAGGAGTTGCTGATGGAATAGCATTCAGTTGTAGTAATACAAAGGAATTACAACCTAGTCTTAAGTATATGCTTGATGAAGTAAACAGAACTGTTTACAATGGACATCCTGGAAGTTTAGATGTAGATTTAACCAGATGGTCTGAACAAGGTATTCTATTAGTTAATACTGCTCTTACTACTACAGTAGGTAAAATAGGACAGCATTACAACATATGGAAACCTTTTATGGCTTATTTATTTGATTATTTGACATGGAATGAAGCCGGACTTGTATATGTATATATGGGTAAGCAGGCTCAAGAATGGTCTGAAACAGTAAATGATACTAACTATAAGTTTTTTGTAACCCATCCTGCCAGTGCAGCATATAGCAATCAAGAAAGATGGAACTCAGATAACTTATTTGTTAAGGTTAATGAAGTTGTAGAAAGACAGTTTAATGCAAAAATAACTTGGTAATGACAGAGATATTTCAAAGGTTGATAAAAGAGAACCTGACACCAAACACATACTATGTTTTGCATTGTATAAAAGAAAAAATAGTACCCTATAATTATGTTAATAAAGAACTTGAGTGCAAAAGGCTGCAACAAGACCATTGGCTTGATGAAAACTTGCAACTTACAAGCAAAAGTCTTATCTTTATGGAGGAAATTAACGGGTTCTTTAAAAGAACTAAAAAGAAAACACTCAGAGATTTAATGGGTGATGGCTTCCTAGAGAAGATACAGGAATATGTAGAAATATTTCCTAATAGGAAACTTAACTCTGGTAAATATGCTAGAGTAAATGCCAAGAATCTTGAAGGTGCTTTTAAATGGTTCTTTGAGAATTATGATTATGACTGGGAGACAATCCTAAAAGCTACTGAAAAATATGTTGATGAGTATAGTGTCAGAAATTATGATTATATGAGAAATTCTCAGTATTTCATAAGAAGGCAAAATATAGATAAGAGCTTTGAATCTGATCTAGCAACATATTGTCAGTTATTAAACACAACCCTTGATGGAGAAGGTGGTTCTTATTTTAAAGAAAGAGTGGTATGACAAAAGGAACTTTATTTATTACAGCAATATTAGGAACAGCAATAGGTTATGGTATAGTAGATTTATTTATTATATCTATGCCTTTTTGGAAGTATTTCTTAATTGAATTGCTGATTACATTATTACATGAGGTGTATAACCAAATGAAACATAGTAAACTAGAAAATCAATAATACAATGGCAGAATTATTTAATGGAGCCAGGCCTTTGCTGCCTGTAAGTGAAAGAGACTCACTAAGAAAAGCAATCCTTAAGATGAAAGGCAGAAGAAATGGAGATATTAAATCTCTTAAAAGTGCATGGCCCAAATTTAATGATGCTTTTTGTGATGGATTAGAATGGAGAACTATCACCGTAGTTGGTGCTAGACCTGGAACGGGTAAAACTTTATTCTTAGAACAGTTATTTAGTGATATAATAGACCAAAATCCTGATCAAGAATTTAGAATACTTAAGTTTCAGTTTGAGATGGTAGATGAAACTAGCGGAGTAAGAAAACTTAGTTTAGAAACCGGTGCTGATTACAATACATTAATGAGTAAAGATGGAGTAAAGGTGGATAAGGCAATCTATGACAAATGTGTTGAGTATTATGAGAAATCTGTAGAACATGATCTTACTAGAGTTCTATATGATACTTGTAATGTTGATGAAATGTGTGCAACTATTCATTATGAAATGGAAAAGTTTAAGAAACCAGATGGAACATATATGAATATGCTTGTAGGTATAGATCACTCAACATTATTTGCAAAAGCAAAAAACCAAAAGGATGACTTTGAGATGCTCTCAGCATTAGGCAAGGCACTCACTATGATGAAAAAAAACTATCCGGTAGCTTTTGTAGTGTTAAGTCAGCTTAACAGAAACATAGATAATGTAGAGAGGCAGAGAGATGGTGAGTATGGAAATTATGTATTGGATTCAGACATTTATGGGTCAGATGCTTTATTGCAGCATGCGGATGTAGTCTTAGGTATAAATAAACCCTCTCTAAGAAAAATAAGACAGTATGGTCCTGATAGATATATTATAAATGATGAAGACTTATTAGTCTTTCATTTTCTAAAATCTAGAAATGGTACCACAAGGATGAGCTTCTTTAAGCTAGACAGAACAATCATGAGGATTGTAGAGATAGACACACCGGCACAAGCTACAAAAAAAGTATCAATTTAAAATGTAAATAGAGTATGAGAAAAGAAAAAGAAAAAGAGTTTTTTGCAGAACACTTGGAGACATTTAGAGCTCATGGAATAGCAGATCCTACATTTGTTATTAAGACCGCTTACTTTGTAAAAGGTAAAGCAGAAAGGCAATTTCAGCTTTTTGCGTCTGAGATAACTAAGGAGCTTGATATCTACATTGAGTTCTATGACAATGTTAAAGATGAAAAAGACAATGTAACTGACATTGTGCCTTTTAATTCTGACAGACAATTATTTAAGTACAGAAACAATCCTTATTATGGAGAAGAGTATGAGATGAAAGAAGGTGTAAACTATAAAGGTGAGCCTTATAAACTTTATACTATTCCTGTAACTGAATTGCGTGCTGTTCTTAAAGATGGAACTGAGATACCTTATAATGTATATCAGAAAAGAAAAGATGCGGGTGCAGCTCCTGCTGAATCTGCAGTTGAAAATATCAAACTGCCAAGATTACAACAGTCTTTATTTCCTGATTTTGAGGCAGAAGTTGGTTCTGATTTAAAAGTAGAAGCAGATACAGACAATGTAGAAATTGCTGATGTACCTTTAAGTGAAGCAACTATTAGAGATTTAGCAGCAATTATGCTAATGGAACCGGTAAGTGCTAAGCCTTGGTTGAATGATTTGATTAAAAAACATACAAAAAGTGAAATATGAGTATAGTACTTCCAACAAGTAAAGTAAAGGCAAGTCAGGTTAATCCAAAGAGATTACTGATTTATTCAAAGCCAAAGACAGGTAAAACAACTGCATTTGCAGGATTAGACAACAATCTGATTATAGATTTAGAAAATGGTTCTGATTATGTAGATGCTCTTAAGATTAAAGTTAGTAATCTTCAAGAGCTATTAGATGCCGGTAAAGCAATCAAAGAAGCAGGTAAACCCTATAAGTATGTTACTATAGATACTGTGACTGCATTAGAGACTATGATTATGCCGCTTGCAATTAAGCTGTATAAGAATACTCCAATGGGTAAAAGTTTTAGTGGTGATACTGTTTCTACATTGCCAAATGGTGCTGGATATTTATATATCCGTGAAGCATTTTTCCAGGTTTTAGATTTTATTGATACCTTAGCACCCCACATTATTTTATCTGGTCACATTAAAGACAAGGTAGTTGATGATAAAGGGGATATGGTTATGTCTGCAAACATTGATTTGACAGGTAAAATTAAATCTTTAATCTGTGCAAATGCTGATGCAATTGGTTAAATTAGTAGCCACTTTCTATAGTAATATAGATTGAAAAAGCTTTTTAATTGCTGGGAACTCTGACCACTGAAAGGTGAAGACAATCAGCAGCCAAGTTATAAATAAGTAAATATGAGTAAATTAAGTTTAGAACCCGGGACAAAAATTAATAGATGGGCAGTGCTTCATTGGGAAAAATCTACAAAAAGATATATTTGCCAATGTGATTGTGGAAGCATTAAAAAAGTTACTGGTTATTCAGTTAAATCTGGGGCAAGTAAATCTTGTGGTTGTTATAATATTGAACAAATAGTTGAAAGAAGTTCTAAACCTCTTTTTACAGCAATGTTTTATCAAGTTTACATGAATTACCAAAAGCAAGCTTTACTTAGAAATTATACTTTTGATATTAATTTAGATGAATTTAAGGAACTTGTAGTTCAAAACTGTCATTATTGTAATGCTGTTCCAGCAAATACATTTAAAGGACATAAAAGAAAATTTAAAGATACATCTGAGTTTGTATATAATGGTATAGATAGAAAGGACAATAGCATTGGTTATACGCTAAATAATTGTGTTCCTTGCTGTCAAAAATGTAATTTTGCTAAAAAGAACTATTCATATGATGAATGGGTACTTTGGATAAAGCAAGTATATGAAAACTTATTTATAAAAGGTTCAACGACTATCCCAAAGGGGAGTACACTACAAGCTAATGGTAGTGGAAAAGGAAGCCTTCCTAACAAGGAAGAAGATATAGTCTCATCTTAGCAGAAATGTTAAGCAGTTTAATAAACGGGGTTAATTTTGCAAATTAATTTGAAGATAATGTATATGTATAGAAAAGGAAACAAAACTATTTTAAGTTTCAAAACTAGTGAAGAAGTAACTTGCGGTGCAAGACCGGATCATTTGAGAAATCAAGAGATAGTAATTACAGATTCAGAGAGTGGAGTTTTAACAACTTCATGGGACAAAGTATTCATTAATAATTAAAATAAATAACAATGGGATTAAGTACAAAAGACCTAGTAACTAGTGGAGGCGGAGGGCTTCCTAAAACAATTTCACCTGGAAATGTTACACTTAAAATTAACAAGCTAGAGCTTGAAGATTTTAGCTTTATTGAGGGTGCAAAGCATTTGCTTTTACATGTAGAAACTGAACCAATTGATGGTTTTGAAGGTTTTTATATTGATAAAGACAATGAAAGTTTAGGAAGACATGCTGGTCAAGTAGGTAAAGTAAAAGCAAGTATGTATGCTTTTGCTGATGGTGTTACTAAAGGTGGAATTAAGATTGAGAGAGATAAATCACTTATGTTATTTCTTAAAAGTCTTTGTAATAATCTTGGCATTTCTCAATGGTTTGAAAGTCAAGATGATTTACATGCTACTATTGATGACTTTGTAATTGCTTTCAACAAATCTGCACCGTTCAAAGATATCTATTTAAACTTCTGTGTTGCAGGTAGAGAATATATTGACAAAAATGGTTATACTAACTATAATTTATATCTTCCAAAAGCAGACAAAGGTAAATATGCTTATGGTAGTGTTAAAGATGGTAAAGTACTAACTTTTGATGAAAGTGTTCATTTAAAGAAACAAGAAGTGCAAGAAGTTAAGAATTTTGGAGATGATGATGATTTAACTATCCCAAATAAAACTTCTACTGATTTCAGCTTAGACTAATTAAACTAGTCAAGAGGGGTCAGTTAATACTTCTGGCCCCTTTTTTATTTAATTATGTGTTATGATTTCAACCAAAGGACTGATATCTGATATAAAAGATGTACCGGATGAATGGATTTATGAATATTATTTAAACCTAAAAGAAAAACTTACAGGTCAAGATATAAAAATGCTTTCTGCATTTAACTCAAAGGATAAAGTTCCTTCTATGTTTATTTATTTTGATGTTGTATCTAATAGATATAAGCACAAAGATTTTTCTTCAGGTAATCAGGGTAGCTCATGGAATTTGATTCAGCAGTTGTATAACCTGTCTCCAGGTGAAGCAGCTAAGAAACTAATGAATGACTATCAAGCATATCTTAAAAACAATACAGTACTTGAGAAGAGAGAAATAGTAATACATGACAAGTTTAAGGTTGTGGATTATGAGATGAGGCACTGGAATAATTTAGATAAAGATTACTGGATAGGTTTTAAAATTGGTTCTAGTATGCTTGATAGATATAATGTTGTTCCTTTAGATTTCTTTACAATGGAGAAAACAGAAACAGATGGTACTATGACTTCATTTGTATTTAAAAAGCCATATACATATGGTTATTTTAGAAATGATGGGAGTTTATACAAAATTTACATGCCCAAGGTACCAGATAAGAAATTTATAAAAGTTGAGAATTATATCCAAGGTATGGATCAGCTTAAGTATGAAAGTAAATATCTACTGATTACTTCTTCTCTTAAAGATCTGATGTGTTTTAATAGACTAGGTATTAATAATATTGAAGCTATTGCTCCGGACAGTGAGAATACTATGATAGGTGAAAGAGCTATGAGTGAGTTTGTAAGACATTATCAAAAGATTATTGTTCTGTTTGATAATGATGAGCCGGGGATAAAAGCAGCTGAAAGATACAAACATATGTATGGGTTTAATTATATTATTCTACCTATGGAAAAAGATCTTTCAGATTCTGTTAAGCTGCATGGTATAGATAAAGTTAGAGATGTATTATTTTTACTATTAAAACAAGCATTATGAAAAATCCTATGTATGATTATGTTTTTAAACATAATATAACAAAAGCAAGATTAAGTTTTGAAGCAAGATCAATAGAAGAAGCAATAAGTATATTAGCTACTATGGTTAATACTGTAGCGGATTGGCACATGAAAAGATACAAGCACAAATGAGTTGGTTATATGAAGGAAGACCTTTTAATGATAGCATGATTCCAGATGGAGCCGTAGGTTTTGTGTATGAGATGGAAGCTGTTATCAATGGAAAGTCTGTAAGATATGTAGGTAAAAAGAACTTTTACTCTGTTACAAAAAAGAAGTTTGGTAAAAGAGCTATGGCTCAAGTAACAGATAAAAGGACTAAAAAGTATGAGACTGTTACTAAACCCAGTTATCAAAACTATTATAGTAGTAATGCAGTTCTTAAAGAAGCTCACAAAGCTGGTGTAAAGATTAAAAGGTTTATGGTTAAGATATGTTTTTCCAAAATGGAACTTACATATTATGAGACTAAGTATCAGTTTGTTAGGGAAGTTCTTGAGAAAGAAGAATTCTTAAATGGAAATATACTTGGCCGTTTCTTTAAAATAAAATAATATGAGTAATGACAGACACATCTGGGAAGGTTGGACTGTAAATGATTTTATCAAAGAGTTGGAAATAACATTTCCGTACCAAAAGTTTAATACAAAGGATGAAGTGAAACAATGGTGTAAATCTGAACAACCTTACTACAAGAAACACATTCCTGAAGTAGCAAAACATTTTATTCAAAAAGCAAAAGTATGACAGAAAATGAATTAACAGGCCTTCTTCTTAAGTTGGCTGATCTTGGTGTTACCGGTATTAAAGTAAAATATGATGGCGGAGGAGACTCCGGTTCCATAGAATGGATTGGTTATACAACAGAAAAGTGTGAAACTCCAGAAGATGTAAATGACAATGTAGAAGATTGGGAAAATGATTGGTTGTTACATAATATTTCTCAAGATGCCCATAAGGCAATTGAATCCTTTGCTGATGAAAAACTTCTTAATGATATAGAAGATTGGTGGAATAATGAAGGTGGTTTTGGTGAATTATGTATTTGTGTTCCTTCAGGAAAATATATTATAAACAATAGTGTAAGAATTATTGTTTATGAAGAATATTTTCATGATGGTAGTATCTTAGAAAAAGCTGAAGAATAATGGCACATCCTTTAGAACACTGTAAAACATCAGTAAGAAAATGGAAAGGTCAAGTTTCTGATTATCAAGCTATTCACGAGTGGCTTGATGAAACTAAAGGGTGGATTGGACACAGTATGCATAGAATGTTCCGTCACCATAGTGAAGGTATATTTGAATGTGAAAGAGTATTTGGAAAAAGTTTCATAAATGCTGATGGTAAAACTGTATATACAAGATATGTTGCTGAACAGCATATTAAGGAGGATTGCAATAATTACATTCCAACTGCTAAAGAATGGGTTACTATGATTGCAAGTGGTAAGCCTGAGAAATGGGCAATTAAAACTTTAAAAATAGAAGACTAATGGAAAAAGTAAATAACATATTTACAGTAGATACTGTAACAATAGATGGTTCTTATATAAAACTAACTGGAGTATATCAGATACCTGAAAGTTCACCATTTGAAAGAGGTGACATACTCACTGAAGATAAATATAATGGTCATCAGATATATGTAGCATTTGTAACTAAAGATGAAAATGAAAAAGATGGTTTAATATTAGATACTAAAAGTATGCATCCTGCTATTAAAAAACCTTTAGACGCAGTTATTTTGGGATTAAATTTATTTAAAATAGAAGACTAATGGAAAAAGAATTTGTACCTTATGAGTTAGCTTTAAAAATGAAGCAACTTGGATATAAAAAAGAAGGTGTTGATGAAGACTGCTTTGCTTTTTATGATGAAGAAGAATATCTATTTACGGTAAGAGAACAAGATGACATTGATGAAGAATGGTTAATTGCACCAACATTCTCTCAAGCATTTAGATGGTTTGATTATTCAACTGAATGGAGTGGATTCATCGTACCGTCTAAGGAAGAAGGATGCTTTGATTGGTGGATTCAAAATTATACAGACCATCAATTATCTATTGAATCAGATAAATTGCACAGGACTAGAGAAGAAGCTGAACTTTCTTGTCTTGAAAAACTAATTGAAATTGTAGAACAAAAAAATAAGAACTAATGGCAAAAATGATTTTTGACAAAGAAGAAACAAAGAATTTATTAAACATGCTTAAATCTGAAGATCAGGATAATCATGTTATTGCATTTCAAGCATTAGAGAATACTGACCACAAAAAATATATTGGTGAGTTACTAGTGCTGTATAAGTTTTCTAAGTTACCAAAAGATGCTTGGGAAAAAGAAGCACCAAAATCTTATAAGGTGTTAAATAAAGCTGCTGCACTAGGGGATAATAATCTTACTAGCGGTAAGTGTTTATCACTTATGACTTCTAATGGATCTTCTAAAGATTCAATAGAATTGTTCTTAGAGAATTTTGTAGTAGATATGGTTGGGTTCTTAGGACAACTAGGATATCCAACAGAAAAATTTGAAATAGATATTAAACTAAAAGACTAATGGACAAAGTTCAGAGTTTAAGTAAAGCTAGTAAAGACCTAATGTTGAAGGAACCTTATTATGGGTTCTTTCTCATCATGTTGAATAAGCTATGGGATGCTAAGAGAGTTCCTACTGCCGGAGTTAGTAAGAATGGTATTAATTATCAGCTTGCTATTAATCCTGATTTTTGGGAAGGTCTTAATGAAGAACAGAGGCTTGGTATATTAAAACATGAATTGCTTCATATTGCATTTGGTCACCTTACTACTTACTTTAAGTTTAGTGATAAGAGACTTGCAAATGTTGCAATGGATTAATTCCTAGTCCCGTTGCACAGTAATGTGTAAGAGAAAGCTTTAAATTGACGGGAAAATCCTAAAGCTCTATCTACTAAGCATGCACCGTGAGGTAGTATGTGGCTGAACTAATTATTCAGGTATAGTAAAAAAGATAGAGATGTCCAAATGGGTGATCCGCAGCCAAATTTCTTTAAAAAGTTAGACAGAAAGAAGAATAAATTTGAAAACTATTTTAAAGAAAGAGGTTCAGAGACTACAATAAGCCACCCTACTGGGGTGAAGGTATAGTCCGATCTGCAGGGAAACATGCAGCTAACACAAATGATGGAAATCAATCAGTACATTGAAAAGTCTTGGTTGCCGGGCGGAGAATATTCTAAAGAAGAATATGAAGCATTGAATGAAAAACTAAAACTTGAAATGTCTGCAGCTATAGAAACAGGAGCTAGTCCTGAAGAAATAGCTGAGATACTTAAGAATGCTCCTGGTAGAGGTATTTTTATAGAAGACTATGCTGATATGAATCTTGAACTTAGAGCAGGTTGTAGATATTACTATGACAAGCTTAAAGAGTTTAAAGATGAGAAAGAGAAGAATGGTACTTGCGGTAATCAAGCAATGGACAATCTTCTTGACAATATTGATATGGGTAATGTTCCTGATCATGGTACCTGGGAAGAGTTTGATAATCTTACTGAAGCTGAGCAAAAGTTAATTGAAAAGCAATTGCAGAAAGTGCTTAGTGATGCTAAGGAGCAAACTGTTAAGAAACGTGGTACTGTTCCTGGTGAGATAGAAGGAGTTATTGTAGTTGAGGAGATTGTACCACCTAAGTTTGACTGGAGAGGGTATATCCGTAGGTTTACTGGAATCAGTACAAAAGTATTTACCAAGAAAATCAGGCGGAAAGAGAATAGAAGATTTAGTGACAATCCGGGTCTCAAGATTAAGATGAAACAACATATGCTTTTAGCTATAGATACTTCAGGTTCTGTAAGTGATGATGAGCTCAAAGAGTTTATGAATGAGATTCATCATATCTATAAGGCAGGTGTTGATATTACTATAGTACAATGTGATACTAAAATACATTCTATCAAACCTTATACAGGAAAGCATGAAATGAATATACACGGAAGAGGTGGGACTGAGTTTGATCCCGTCCTGGAATATTATAATGAAAACCTAAAGAAATATACTAGCCTGGTGTATTTTACTGATGGTGAATGTGGTTATTCTGTAAAACCAAAAGGGAACATCCTATGGGTTTTATCAGAGCAGTCCTATATGAATAATGATTTACCAGGTAAAGTAATTAAATTAGAATTATAAATTAAAGATTATGAGTCAAGTACAATTGAATGTAGAAGAGTTAAAGAGCTTTATTAAGCACATGGTTAACAACAATCAGTATATTCAAGCAGAGGGTAAGGTTCCCGTAGCTATTAATATTGAGGGTGATGCTGGTCTGGGTAAGACTTCTGCTATCATGCAGTTGGGTAAAGAAATGGACATGCAAGTAGTAAAGCTGAATTTATCTCAGTTGGAAGAATTAGGTGACTTAGTTGGTTTTCCTGTAAAAGAATTTGAAATACAGAATGCAGAAGGTAAAACTACTTGGATTAATGAAGCTCAGATAGATGCAGCCATTAAGAAAGGTTACAAAGTTATTGGTAAGCGTATGTCACATGCTGCTCCTGAATGGATTCAAGGTAAAGGAGAAGGTGGTTTCTTGATTCTTGATGACTATACCCGGGCTGACCATAGATTTATGCAAGCTACTATGGAGATCTTAGATAGACAGGAATATGTATCATGGAAGCTTCCTAAGAACTGGCATGTGATCTTGACTACTAATCCGGACAATGGTGACTATAATGTAACTAGCTTGGATGTAGCTCAGAAGACAAGATTTGTATCTGTGGAGTTGAAGTATGATGTAAACGTATGGGCTAAGTGGGCTGAGACTGCAGGAATAGATGGTAGATGTATTAACTTTATGTTGATGCACCCAGAATTGGTAACTCAAAGAGTTAATCCAAGATCTATTACTACTTTCTTTAATGCTATTAGCTCTATTCCTAAGTTTGAAGCAGACCTGCCTCTAATTCAAATGATTGGTGAGGGTTCTGTTGGTGTAGACTTTAGTTCTATGTTTACTATGTTCATTAACAACAAGTTGGATAAGATTATCTCACCTGAAGATACACTTACTAAAGATGAGCAATATGTAATGAATGCATTAACAAATGCTGTAGGTAAAGATGATGACTTTAGAGCAGACATATCTAGTGTGATTGCAACCAGATTAATAAATTATTCATTGGTGTTTGCAGATACTAAGCCTGTTCCGAGCGGAATGACTCAAAGACTAATCAAGCTTACTACAGACTGTGATGCATTTACTGATGACCTTAGATACTATATCATCAAGGAGATTGTCAATGGAAACAAGGTTAAGTTTGCACAACTTATGATGAATAAGGACGTGGTGAAGATGGCTGTCAAGTAATTGAAGCATTAAGCTTTTTCCCTTTTAAAGAAAAATAATTTAAATACAAACAAACATAGGGGGAGGTAATACTCCCCTTATTAATTTTTAAACTATGAAAAGATATATTGTAATATCAGAAGTAGAATCAAGTGAAAGAGAGGTAATGATTAAAGTAGAACCTTTATTCTGTATGGAAGATAGGACTGAAGATATGTTTCCCACATATCTTGATGAATATGTTCCTACAAAAGGTGACAAACTTTATTTTCTACCAGGAGTCAATGTTCCAAGAATAAAGCTTAAAGATCTAGCTTTACAACATGGGATAAGAACTGTAAGAAATATAGATGAAGCAACACATATATTTGCTGCAAAGAATACAAAGGATAAAATTACTAGTGGTGTATGGAGATACAGCATGGATCTTACAGACTTCAATGAGTTAATGAATGATCCAAATATGTATATGGATGACAGGTACAGAGAAAACATCCGAGAAGCATTAGAAAACTATCAAGAAGACAAAGTATTGTTTGATTATTCTGTATATAATGACATTAGACATGGGGATAATGCAGCTCTAAAATCACACAGTGATAATATGAATTCTTCTAAGTGGTATAATGCTATTGATGATGATCATGCTGACTTATGTCATAAGATGGTAGGTGCTACTGTATATGATGAGATGTCAATTCTAAAGCATATAAATGGTGATGATGCTACTATTATAGATGAAGCTATGTATGAACAGATAAGCCAAATGTTTGAGAGTAATGATAATGATAATCATATCTTGGCTATGGAGATTATGGCTAATTCTAATTACATTGAGTCTTTGCTGTTTTTAGAGATGTTGTTTAAAGAATATAGTTACCAGATATCTAGTTGTCATACTAAGAACCATGTGAATTTTAAGTCTCTTATTGGATTTCTTAAGAAAAACAAAAGCTATTTAGGTACTGATATAGATGACATTGTCAAGTCTCTTATTGACAAAGGTGTCTTAACTACAGATAAACTAGATGTTTTGATGAGAAGGTATTCTAATGAAATTGGAAAAACTGGAGACACTGATTACTTTAAAGTTAAAACTGTTACTATTAGTGAAGACTTACTCAAACAGTTAAATGCAAATTATATCTATGAACATGTTGATGACTTTATTCCTGAGGTGCCTGAGGATAACTCTCCTAGGGTGGCTAGGGTGGCTAATGAGGTTGAAATAGCTAATGAAGACATAGAAGCTGATTTAACAGTATTAGAGACAACTGAAGCTGTATCAGATCCAATAGAACTTGAAGAGGAAAAACCGGAGCCTGAACTAGAGACAAATAACAATCAAATAAAACAAGATGATACAGACTTTGATTGGTTCTGAGGAACTAGATAGATTCTATAGACAGAAGTTTTACTTCAGTTATAGCGGCATCAACAAGTTATTGTTTTCACCGGCCATGTTTTATAATCATTATGTTTTGAATCAGAGGGAAGATGGTACAGACGCGCATCTTGTAGGAGGGCGCGTTCTGCACTGTCTTTTGTTTGAGCCAGATAAGTATGATGAGCATTTTGTAACTATGCCGGGTAAGTTTCCTACTGATAGTCAGAGAAAAATTATTGATAATATTTTTAAATATCACTTGACAGTTGGAAATAATACATTAAATTTGTCAGACTACTCACAAGATATACTCACACAGCTACTTACAGCAAATCTCTATCAGACACTCAAAACAGATCAGCAAAGACTTGACAAGATTCTGACATCAGAGAACACAGAGTATTTTGAATTTCTTAAACTTAGTCTAGATAAAACAACAGTAGATCAACCAACTTTAGATGGCTGTAAAGTTTCAGTTGAAATACTAAAGAATAACAGTAATGTGCGGGCATTGCTACAACTAGACAGAGATGTAGAAGACAAATCTATTGAAGCTTACAATGAGTTGTTTGTAAAAGCTGAACTAGACAATCTACCTTTTGGTTTCCACGGTGTCCTTGACAATGTAGTTGTTGATCATAACTCAAAAACTATCTTTATTAATGACTTAAAGACTCTTGGTAAGTCAATACAAGACTTTCCTGACTCTGTGGAGTATTATAGATATTGGGTCCAGGCCGTTATCTATGTACTACTAGCTAAAGAAAGGTTCAGTATTACCGATGATTGGAATGTACAAGTTACTTTTATAGTAATTGATAAGTACAATCAAGTTTATCCTTACCAAGTTTCTTCAGAAACACTAGCCAAATGGGCTGATCAGTTTGAAGATATAGTGCAAAAGATTAAGTGGCACTATGAAAACAAGAGGTATGATCTACCATATGAGCTAGCATTAGGTAATATAAAATTGTAGTATTTATGGTAATTAATGCGCTTTATAGAAAGTATTTCCAAAAGTCTAAGATATTTGTTTATCCGCTCTTAGACATTAAAAGAGGTACACAGATTGTTCCAGTAGAAACTTATTTTGCTTGGGCAGAGATGTACTCCTCTGAGGATAAAAAACTTATTTGTGTGTATGATACAACAGATGATGATTATGCAGATTTTGAAAATGATGTTTTAATAAAACATAGTAGACTTTGCAATTATAGCAAACTACATGATAATCAAGCTGTATTTGTATTTGATTTTGTTGATTTAGGTAATGATTGGGACCATATGATAAATGGTAGATATAGTAAAATAAGTGATGATATAAAGCGTAAAATAGTTAATTTTTTTGACAAACATAGTGGTAATTATATTTATGTAACAAGCTATATGTTTCCTGAAAAGTTCTTTAAGAGATATGCTGAGTTACTTGATGTACCTCAAAAACTATTAGAAGAAGTAGGGGAACTATGTGACAAACCAAATCTAGATAAAGAAATGTTACTAACTGCTGTTGCAAATTTTGAGAATATTAATAATTCTAGATTATCTTTGTAAAAATTAAAACCAACTAAAAAATGAGTGAAAACACAATGATGCTTATCCAAGCAACTTGGAATGATAAGCAAACTTTTAGATTGATTCCTATAGCGGATTCATGTCCTTATGTAGAATGTATCTTTGATCCGGATACTAAAGTCTTTGTAATAATTTCTAAAATAACCAAGCAGGCTTTGCATATGCTACCTAAGTTGGATGACAATGGTGATCCAATGACAGTAAAAAGTGCAAGAACCAATGGTAGAAACTTTAGAGAAGAAAGACATAAGATTGAAGTATTCCAAGAGTTCTATGTAGAAGACAAAGCAGCTATGGAAGATGTTATATCTTTGTTTGCAGTAAATGCAAAGAAGTTTGATTACAAAAAATTCTTGGGTGAAACAGAAAGCCTAGGTAAAAAAGCTACAAAGTAGCGTTCTTCTAAATTAAAAGGGAGGGTGGGTACCAAACACCCTCTTTTTTTATTAACTAAAACGGGGGAACAGCTTAACTGAACAAGTGGGTATGAAAACACACTATGTAATGGATTATGAAACATTATCTAATTGTTTCATTGCAGTCTTTGAAGATATAAAATCTGAAGACAGAGAGATATTTGTAATGCATGAGTCTAGAAATGACATTGTTCCTTTCTTAACTTTCTTAATGCATAATGTAAATAATAATGAATGGCATATTAGCTTTAATGGTTTAGGATTTGACAGTCAAATCACTGAACACTGCTTGGCTAAAGGTCATGACTTACTTGATATGACTGGTGATGAGATTGCTAGGTTCATATATTCTAAAGCACAAGATGTAATCAGAAGACAGAGTGATGGAGAGTTCTTAGAATTTAGTCCTAGAGATTTACACATCAGACAGGTAGATGTATTTAAACTTAACCACTGGGATAATCCAGCTAAGAGATCTAGCTTGAAATGGATTCAGTATACAATGGATTGGAAGAATATCATAGATATGCCTATTCATCATACTACTGAAGTAGTAGCGGAACAGATTCCGGATATTATCAATTACTGTATTAATGATGTTAGGTCTACTAAACAGATTATGCAGCTCAGTAAAGAGCAGATTAATCTTAGGAGAGCTTTGACAGATGAATATAATATTGATTTGTTCTCAGCCTCTGAGCCACGGATATCTAAAGAATTGTTTCTACATTTCTTGAGTAAACAGACTGGTATAAAGAAATATGAACTGAGACAGATGAGAACTCATAGACCTCAGATTGTTGTTAATGATATCATACTACCTTATATAGAATTTAAGACAGCTACATTTCAGAACCTGTTAAAGAAATTTAGGGAAGTTGTTATTTATCCAGGTGAGACTAAAGGAGGATTTAAGTATTCAGTGCAGTATAAAGGAGTTAAAACTGATTATGGTCTTGGTGGTATCCATGGTGCTAGAACTAGTAGAGTGTATGAGTCTACTGATGATATGATCATCATGACTTCAGATGTTACTAGTTTCTATCCTAATCTAGCTATTAGAAATGGATGGGCTCCGGGACATTTACCACAAGCAGATTTTTGTGAACTATATGAGTGGTTTTTTGAAGAAAGAAAGAAGATACCTAAGAAGGATCCTAAGAATTATGTATATAAGATTATTCTTAACTCAACTTATGGACTCAGTAATGATGAGAATAGTTTTCTATATGATCCAGAGTTTACCATGAGGATTACAATTAATGGTCAGTTGAGTCTAACTCTACTGTATGAAATGCTTACTGAAGGTATACCAGGATCTATACCGTTAGCTCAGAATACAGATGGTTTGGAAACTCTGATTCCAAGAGACAAAGTAGATAAGTATATGGAGATATGTGCAGAATGGGAAAGGATTACTAATCTACAACTGGAACATGATAAGTATTCTAAGTTTGTATTGGGTGATGTAAATAACTACATAGCAGTTACTGAAGATGGTAAATCTAAATGTAAAGGTAGATTTGAGTATGAAAACCTGGCGTTGCATAAGAATAAAAGTTTCCTGATAGTTCCTAAAGCTCTACATGCATATTTTGTAGATGGTATTGAGCCTGAAGATTATCTAAAACAAAACCAAAACATATTTGATTATTGTGGTGGTAAAAAGATAAAAGGTGACTGGGAATTTTATTCACATGCTATTGTTAATGGTGAGTATGAGAAGACAAAACTGCAGGATACTATTAGATATTATGTATCTAACTCCGGCTGTAAGGTTATTAAGACTAACTTGTTTGATGGTAGAGAAACTCAAATAGAATCCGGCCAATGGATGCAGACTATTTATATTGACCATGAAGAAAAACCATTTGATGATTACAAGATTAATCTAAGCTATTATCTAGATAAGATAAAGAAAGAGATAGCTGGGTTAGAGCCAAATAGAAATCAATTAAAATTATTTTAAATGCCAAAGAAAATACAGAACACAACAAAGGCGCACCTAGTTAGTGTGCCTTTACCAAACCATGGTGCTAGTTATACTGTAATTAGCCACCAATTTGTAATGGATTATGCATACCAAGCTCTTGCTACTGCAGGATTTGGAATTGTAGAAGAGGAGTATAGATGTACTGCCGATGGACAAATAGCTCAAGGTATCTATAGATTGAACTTCAATCAGGATCCTGAGTTGTCAATGATGTTTGCATGGACAAACAGTTATAACAAACAAGTGAAATTTAAATGTGTAGTTGGTGCTTATATCAATCAAAGCGGATCAGTTATGATCTCCGGGGATATAGGTAGCTGGGTTAGAAAGCATACTGGTACTGCAGATACTGAAGTAAAAGATACTATAGACCAATATATTTCTAATGCACATATGTATTATAATCAGTTATGTGCTGATAAAGCTTCTATGGAAGGAGTAAGCTTGAACAAAAGAAGACAAGCACAACTTTTGGGTGTCCTGTTTGCAGAGTATGAAATTCTTACTACTGAACAAGCTAGTATGATTAGAGATCAAATGAAGAAACCACAACAAGTATTTGCTAATACAGATAGCTTGTGGGCATTCTATAACTTTGTAACTAACTCATTACAGCATTCACATCCTAAAACTTGGATGGAAGATCAGAGAATATTACATTACTTTATAGGGACCATATGTAATTTTGCACCGGCTACTGCTCCAGTTACGCAAGTGCCTGATAATCAAGTGGTGCAAGAAGAAGATAACTGTGCAGATGATCTGCACCAATCAGAAGAAATCATTCTAGAGGAAACTGAAGCTGTAGAAGATTCATTTGTTGAAGAAGATACTATTGAAGTTACAGAAGAAGAATTACCATGGGTGAATGATGAAGTAATACACTACACTGATCCTGCAGGTAACACATTTGAAGCACCGGTTGTTCCAGAACCAGATCCAGAAGATGATGAGGATATTCCTCAAATGCCGGCACCTGAACCTGAGAATAATGCATTTGAATATAGTGTAGATGACTTTAGCTTAAGTGCTAGTCCTGCCGATTATGAAATGCTTGAGGCTACAGAATCTTCTGTGGGTACACCAGCAGTAGCTGATCTAGATTCTATTCCTGTAGAGAAAAAAGAATCTAGTGTAGATTTTGAATTAGATTTAAGTAATGATGAAGAAACAGAAGATGATGGAAGCAGCATTCCAGATTTCTTCTAATTGCCCTATAGTTAATATAGGAACAATAATCAATCCGGGGATGCAGCAATGTGTCCCCTTTTTTTTTAAATTTACATTATGGAAAAACAATTAAAAGCAGTAGCAGAATTTCATAGAGCCTTTAATCAAATAGATGGTCAATGGCCACAGAATCTTGAGAAAGATGAAGCAGTACTAAGACATAGACTGATGGCTGAAGAGAATGATGAGTATCTTGAAGCATGTCACAAAAACTCACTAGTAGATATAGCAGATGCACTAGGTGATAAGCTATATATATTATGCGGAACTATACTTAAACATGGTATGCAGTATATTATACAAGATGTATTTGATGAAATACAAGAAAGTAATATGAGTAAATTAGGTGAAGATGGTAAGCCTATTCTTAGAGAAGATGGAAAAATATTAAAAGGTCCGGGATACTTCAGACCTGATATCAGTAAATTTATTAAAGTAGATTAACATGCATCCAGTAGCATTCAGAAAAGCAATGATGGAAGCCTATATGGCAGGATTTGCAGCTGCTATAGAAGCAGGACTTAAAGATTATCCAACAAAACAAGAAGCCAAAGACTGGTTTGATAATGAGTATGGACAATTAGAGTCAGAAGAATGTGACTGTTGTGAAGAAGATTAATTGGGGAACTTTCGGGTTCCCCTTTTTTTTCTTTCTGCTACCTCCCTTGTGCTCTATAAGCCTTCTTGTAGTGCTTAGCACCTTTCATTCTAGAATTCTTGGTTTTGCTATGCACACCTGGTCTAGATTTTTTAACCTTGGTATATGCTTTTACTGTTGATGTTGCTGTCTTTGCCATAGTTATTTATTTAAAGAAACTTGCCTCAAATGATTTGTATGCTTGTTCAGGATCCATATTATAACCTGAGATACCCATTAGTTTTACAAATGCAGCCCAAGCTTTATTATCTCCTTTATTCCACACACCTGATTCTCTTTTATATTCTTCAGTTATATTCCAAGGTAATACTTGATTGACAAACTTAATAAGTCTATCTATAGTACTTGTCATAGCTGATGGTGATCTCATTACACGGATAGCATCTATAGGATTAATATAAGATGCAGTCTCAGATCTCATCCTTAATGTCTCATAAAGTAAAAAGTTATAAGCATAGTTATTTTGGATTGGATCTCTTTCATCATCATCAGGATTAACCAGCAATCTAGTTAATACAAACCCTAATGTTGTTAGTGCTAAGATTATACTTATCTCAGTAAGTACTTTTGAAATCTGAGCTTTTTGAAATGGTGTATAAGTTGACCAGTTCTTAATAATATTATATTTATACTGTTTAAGATCTGATCTCATTGTCATAATAAAAGTTCTATAGTATCCTTCTGTTGGTGTCCCAATTTCATGGTCCATGGATACTCTTTTAAATCTTCTTTTATATCCAGGAACAACATGCTTTCTCCACATGATTGCTAGTCTACCTAATGAATACTTTTGTAATGTGCCTTTGTCAAAGTCATTATAGACACCATGCATGTATTTGTTTAATCCATGTAGTCTATTTTGTATATCTTGTCTCTGGGTTTCTCCAAATGGTACATATACCTGATTACCTTGGTCATCTGTAACCGGTTGACCTTTGCTATCCATTTTAGCAATTTTTATTTTGCTTTGTGCTTCATCAGCACCATAGATATTATAGGCTTGTAGTAAAGTTATCTCTTCATTAGTTTGAGTATCTAGTACTTTGATATTATCAAATAAAGCTAACATAGTAGATACTTGAATCTCATATTCCCCAAAGTGCTGGTTAAAGAATAATGTATCTGTACGGAAAAGTTTATTAGCTACACCCATACTTATCTTTTTACCATAGTTATCTTTGAAGTTACCTTGCATAGGATCATACTTCTCTACTAGTTTTCCAACTAAACTTGTTGGTGCAGGTTTACCAAAGTCTCCTAATATACTAGGTAGATTTTTTGCTAGAAAAGATTTACCTCTTCTTAAGTTGGCGCGGTTAAAGAACTGACCACCTACCGCTTCTATAAGTACTTGAATGTTTCCCTGTAGGTTATTAGCTACACCTTTAAGCAAGTCAGCAGCAATAGTTGTGATAGCTGAATAAGACATAGCAGTATTAGTAATCTTAGTAAGTGATAAACCACCAAAGATTTCTTCAGCTTTTTGCATTTCACCATAGATAACCATATCTATAAATGCATTCAAGTGTTTTTTAGAATAAGATTCTCCATTCTGCCGGATGTACTCCTCATAACCTAGCTTGTTAGCAAAAGCATCTAGTACAGCTTGTCCTTTACTATTTGTAACAGGTACACTGCGGGCACCAACAATAGTTTTCATTAAAGATATCTCAGCATTTACATTGTTAAGTGCCTCATATTTATTTGCCATTGCACTAAATAACAATACTGAAGAAGCTAAATCTAATGTTACATCTTTTGCATCTATGGGTTGATTATAGTATACCGGTAAGAACTTAGCATCTTCTTCTGATAAAGTTCCTAATGCAAACTCTGTATCCCATGACTGAAGTCTAACTGCTTCACTAACATTAGTTTTTATTAAATCTTTGATACCGTTCTGCATTAATCTTTCTAAGTCAGACTTAGATACAGATGGTACTCTGAATCCTGGTTGTTGTGATTCTGGTAATTTATCCTGAGCTTCTTGATATATTCTAAGTAACTCAGCATGATATCTACCTTTCTCATTCTTTGCAACATCATTAGAATCATACATGGCATTCCATTTATCACTTTTATATTTATCTGCAGGTACAGCTAAATCTTCAAAGTAAGTCACTTCACCTTTGTATTCTCTAATGTTTTTTCTTTCCCATTTTTCATAATCTTCTTGACTAATGAGTTTATTGTCTCTATCAGTCTGCATCTGAAGAATTATAGCATCTCTTTCTGCTTTTGGTCTAGGTTGAGTATTTTCTTTATACCATTTATTTCTAGCCTCCCACCAAGCTTTGCTTTTGGCTTTCTCTTCTTTAGTAGGTTTTTCTCCTACAGGTTTTGGTAAAGCACCAAGTTGTTTAAAGAACTCACTTCTGGCTTTATTAAATTTACTCATGTCATACTTCTGTACAAACTGAACTTCTTTTCTATAGCCGGATATCTCATCCTTTTCATCATAGATAGGTATATCTACTTCCTCATAGATACCTTCATTAAACTTTGCAGTATTATCAGAACTTGCCGGGGCAACAGCTCTATATTTTTCAAAAGCTTTTACCAAACTGTCTCTGACTTTAATATCTTTTTGTCTAGCAAATTCTAACTGGCTCTTGATTGCTTTAGCAAATAATGCTAATGCACTGTCAGAAGATGTAATAAGAGGGGAGATTAAGAAATCAAGCACACCAATATCACTTGATGCTTCTTTAAGTATCTTTTCAATAGAAGCTTGGTCAACATCAAATGTCTCAAATGTTTTAATCCTATCTTGTTTTTCTTTGATGAGCTTTTCTTTTTTCTCATCTGGCATCTTAGCATTATTCTGTATATCTTCTATTTCTTTTTCAAGAGCAGCAACAGTATCTGCAATAGTAGTATCTTGTAAAGTAGATTTGTATTCTACTAAGAACTCTGCTAATAAAGGTATACCCTGAGTAATTACTTTTTCTTTTACCTTTTGTCTTATTGAAATAGCATCCGTTAACATTTTTTGTGGAGTTATTGGACCCATCATTTCTTGTTCTGAAGCTGTGGTAAAGTAATTTAAAATATCAGCTGAGTCAATCTCATCTAATATAGAGTAGCTATTTGCAAAATCATTTAATCCGGTAAGCTCAATCATTACCTCTTTAGAAGACATCTTACCTTTATTAGCAAGTAGCTTATTCATTCTAGCTCTTACCTGTAGAGATTTATCATAAGCATCTTTTACAAATATATTTATAGATGCTACACCTTCTAATGCCTCCATCTCAGTAAGAAGTTTTTTAAGTTTAGATTGCTTATACTTTTTATTAGCAATTTTCTTACTGTTAAGAATCTCAATCTGTCTATTGATATATATCTTGATTCTCTGTATTAATCTAGAAAAATCATCATTAGGTTCTAGCTCTTCCTGCCCTGGTTCACCTTGTCTTTCATCCTCATAGTTCTCATCTTTAACTACTTCATTAAGATCAGGATTAGTATCAAACTCTCTTTCAACCCATAGTCTTTGAGCCTCTTCCTCATTACCGTGAGTTTCTGCAAGAATAGCTTGCCACTCTCTACTATTTTTTCTAGGACAACTTAACATACTGCTTTTAATATTGTTTCTATAACTTTATTCAAATCATTATCAGTTTCAGCATCTCTTAAAGCTTCATATATATCTGCAGTGTCAATACCTTTTACAGCAAGATACTCATCTAGTTTTTGTTCTTTAATCATTTGCATAACTGATCTAAAGATTCTATCTCTTTTTGCTTCATCTACCGGGGTCTCTGGTAATACTTCAGGAATCATTTCACCAGTTTCTAAATTTATATTTCTAACATATACAGCATTAGTAAACTTATCTACAAGATTGTATAAACCTTTATTGTTTAACTGCCACTTTAAGTCACCAGCCATAAACTCTATAGGTTTACGGCCATTGTTATTATCTACAATTGACCTGTATGTTCTTATGCTTTCAACTATTGCAGGCTCATCTGTTTTAAGTTCATCATCTTCTAGAACCTCACCTTCTTCTGCCTCTTCTTCTGCTTTAACTCTTGGTGTTATTTCAACCATAGTTGTATATGCATTCTTAGTAGGGATTAATCTGAAGATATCCGGGTAGTTGTCTGCTAGATTATTCATAACAGCCATGTTAGGCTTATAGATAGTTTCAAATACCTCTTGACCTAATGCACTGGATCCGGAAAACAACCAACCTGTAGTTATAAACATTCTGTCTTTAAATGTACTAACAACACCTTTAAGCATGCTTTTAAGTGCAGTCTCAGAAAGATATGGGTTAAGTTCTAAGGCTCTCTTAATATTCTTTGGTATGTTTTGTTTTTGTTCAGTAAGCCAATCTTTAACTTCCTTTTTACTAGGTATATCAAAGTTTATATCTTCAGACTTACCTTTATTAAAAGGATGAGCCCGTACAAAAGCTTCTGCCAGTGCATCTCCATAAACATTTTGGAGAGCTTTATATGCTTTATCTGCCTTATTAATACAACTCATTATAACTTACATTTAATACTTTCAATATAATCTTCTACCGGATAGTCAAACGGAACATCATTATACTCAGCAATCAAGTCATCTAAGTTACCTAATTTATCTTTTTGTTCCTGAGTAAGACTGTTATAAAATTCATTTATTTTATCTAACGGTGTTGCTGCAGCAGTCTGAATAGCTGTAGGTTGAGTGGTAGGAGTTGCAAATGTATTAGTATATACATCTCTAATAGCTTGTTTAGCAGCTTCTTCAGTTTCTTTACCTTTGTATTTATCTCTTGGCACCCATTTACCATCCTTTTGTACATTATAAGATTCAATATCTCTTGATCCTACACCAGCAAAGTTTTTAGTAAGAGTAGGTGTAGGTATTTCTATCCAACCATTGTAATTCCATTCATGTTTAGTTTTATCATAACCAGTTTCAAGATACTCTGTATCTTGTGTATACCATTTCTTGGTATCTAAATCAAATACATATACAGGTTTACCTAGTTTTATACCTAATTGAACAGCAGTATTTGTTCCACCAAAAACTCCAGGCTTTGTACCAGAATCTATTTCAGCAACAGCAAATACAGCATCTGCATTAGCTACTTGATAATAATTTCTTACTTGTAAGTTTCCTTGTAAAGTATCAGGATATTTTTCTCCAAGTAATTTTTCCACCTCAATTCTTGCAGTATCCATCTGTTCTTTAGTAAGAATTGTAGCTTTAACACCTGCATTTCTTAATTTTTGAGATAAATTAGGATTACCCGCATCTTTATAGTGTTTATGATTAGTAACTCCAAATTCTCTACCAATAATATCCCAGAAAGTATCCCCTCCATATGCACCACCAGAATGATTAGTAAAATCAGAAGGTTTAATACTAGTAGATGGTTGAGTAGGTTTTTGTCCTGGTTGTAGTAATCCCATTTCTATCAAGTCTTCTTCAGAGAATTCACTTAGTATATCTTCTGAAGATTCAAAAGCATCTGGATTACTTGGGTCAATAGTATAATCTTTAAACTGTGACTTAGTAATGAATCTGTTATAGATTCTTTCAAATGTTTCTTCTGATAGATTGTTATTCAAGAAAGCATTAGAAGCATACTGCATTTTTTTTACAAAAGATTCTGGATCTAATACTTTTCCAAAACCTAATCTAGAATATCCTGTACCATGTTGATAAAACATAAGCAGTGAGAAGTCCTTGAATACATCAGTTATTCTTTGGTTATCTTGTTTTTGTTTAGTCTTATCTGTATAGGTAACTTTTCTTACTGTTGGATCCGCTAATTGTTTTAGATTCTTATAATAATCTTCTGCAATAACTCCTTTGGCTGTTGCCTTATCATTTAACTCAATAACATTTACATCTTTAACAAACTTAGCTGGTGCTAGCTGAGCTAATACCGGATAGTTTTCTTTTATGTTTTGATCTTCAAACTCACTAATGATATCCATAACCATATTAGTATATGAATACTTTGTTGTACCCATAATAAAAGCACGGTTAAAGTTATTCATAAGTGCTGTCTGAGTTAAAAAGACATCAGTCTGATCAGGGTATATACTGCTTAAATATTCTTTTTCTGTAATGAACTTTAAGTAGCTTGAGAATGTTGGGAAAGGATTCTCCCGTGGAGTAAATGCATCCTGACCAGTTTTAGCATAGCTCTCATCTGTATTGTTAGTAGTTAAGAAGATTTTGTTTTTATAATCTTCCTGAGCTTTTTTAAAATTTACTCTAAAGCCTTTTTCATTTAATATAACCGCAGGACCTTTTTCTACTTGAGTAACAGGAAAGGTATGTATTGTATCTGGAATAAGAACTGGTTGTCCAGACTCATCAGGATAATTAGACATAGTGTTTTGGAAGATGTAATTTACTACTGCATTATTGTACATGTTAATAAATCTCTCTTGACCTTTAATTCCTGGGCCATACTTTTGAGCTATGATATCTTTGTTTAGATTAATCTTCTTCTCAATAAAGTTTGATATTTGGTCATTCAATCTTAATGAGAATAATGGTGTTACTAAATCCATTATCATATCACTCTTGTAGAATGATGATAGAATGGAATCATATCTTAATCTATTTAAGAAATCTTTATCAATCTTAGAACCTTCTGAGAATAATTTCAAAGCTTGATCTCTTTTTTTAACTTGTAATGTAGTATCAAGTAATCCAGTATCCGGACTAAATGCCATTTCTAGCTCATCCATTCCTTTGAATTGCTTTTCTAATTGCAACATATGTAACAAGATAGCTAGGTTCTGTGGTGTTGGAGACAATCCACCTCTTACAAGAGATTTTAATTCTGATTCATTAGCATAAGTATTTCCAAAAGTTTTTTGCCATGCAGCCTGTGCAGCATAGTAAAAGTTATCATTGTTTGTTATACTTTTTGATTTACTGAATACTACCTTCTGTTTATCAAACCCTTTAGTAGGATCAACTTCTTTTAAAAGCGCAATCTTATTTAACTGGAAGCCTTTTTTGAAAACCATATCTTCTACAGTTGCTGTAAATGGTACATCAATACCTTCTAGCATGTAATTATATTTCTTTGACTTCTCTTGTTTTTTTAGCATTGTAACTGTGTCAGCTAATCTTTTTTGATTTGCAATATTAACTAGCTCACTTATAAACTTTTTCATACTAGTACCACCGGCTGAAATCATATCATCAATAGTTTGCTTCATTGCTGCAGCCTTAACCTGATGTTTAAGAATTGGTATAGACATGAACTTAGATGTTGAACCACCAAAACGCATTTGGTATTCAATATACTTAACAATCCATGGGTTATTAACAAATGCAAATGTTTCTGGTACACTTACACCAGCTTCAATAAGATGGTTGATAGTAGATAATGCTTCTTTTACAATCTGCAATTTAAATGGAAAAGGATTCTTAGCTCGGTCAAGTAATCCCTGAAGACCATGTGAGAATATATCACCAATTTTTTCACCATCTACATTGTTTTCATTAGATAGAGAAACTACTTCTTGTCCTTTAGCATTTCTAGTTTTGTTATGCTTCATATTGATAACAACATCATACTCTGCCTCTAACTCATCATATCTTTTTGTTTCATCATTCCATACAGTAGCTCTGTATGACTTAGGCATAAGAGCACCTATACTCTTAAACAAACTATGTACTTTATTTTTCTTAGCCATTATACCTAATGGTAAGCTTCCCGATAAGTTAGACTCATGGACACTTAAGTTATAGTCCTCATCAAATATTCTTGATGGGCTCATAACTTCATCTTTACCATTCATTCTTACACCTTCTTGATGGGCATTTAACTTATTGTTATAACCTCTAGCATATGTGTCATAGAACTCTACCTCATCTTCTACCAAGTATGTATTATTTGGTTTAGTTAAGCTAGCATAATTGTCTGGTAATGAAAGGATTGCCTTTGTACTTTCAATAAGTTTATTTTGAGCTGCTTTCTTATACTGATCTATTAAAGCTTGAGGATTCATCAATCCTTTTTCTTTTCTTTCTTTCTTACTTGCTTTATTAGATTTATCTACCAAAGCTTTAAGATCTTCCATACTTTCAGCAGGTGCCTTTACTAATTCTCCTTTTGAATTGATATTAGGCATCATGAAATATATCTTATCAACGTCAAAGTCAGATCCAGCTTTTGCAACTATCTCTGTTGGTACAATTACTGTATTACCTTGAGCAGGGTCAATAAAGTGCCATACTTCAGCAAATTCCATTGTGTTGGCAGCATCAGTCGGGATCCTTGGACCAGCAATAGTAATTAAGTCTTTGTTTTCATTTAACCAAGCATCATTCTTAATTAAATCATTTAGGCGGTCTCTGTTTCCAATTGGTTCTCCATCCGGGTGCTTTAAATTTAATAAATTTAAAAAGTCACCATTGAATGGAATAGCAACCTTCATAGCTTGAGTAGCTATTCTGTTACCCTTTTCATCAAACCCTGTTCTATAGAAAGGTAAAACATTTGAACCTAAGAATTTTTTAATTAACTCATCATTCTTTTTGATAGCTTCATCTCTTTCAAATGCAGTATCCCATACTCCATTATAGAATGTAGATGGTGCCTGAACCATTGATTCACCTTTAGTCTTCTGAGTAATCACACTCTTCTGAATACGGTTAACAATAACCTTTTCCAGTGTATCAGCCTCTGGGTGAATAGAAAAATCCATTGTCAGATTACCTGCTAATGTTGTGTCTAGTAGTTTAATTAAATGATCAGGAACTTCTTTGGCTCCTAATTCATCTCTAATAAGTTCAATAAACTTATCAAGTTTACCAACATAGCTTCCTGTATTTTTATCAAACTCATAACCTATTTTATTTAATAAGTCAAGAGTTAATACTTCAGTGTAGTTATCTACTGCTGCTTTATAATTAGAAGCTATTTCTCCACTTGTTTTATTGATTGCTTCACCTACATTAAATAAACCATCTAACAACAATACCCTTTTTTGTGTTGGGTAGCTAATTTCTTTCTTAAGTTTAGTAGCTACTTTAGTCACATCTTTAAGATACTCAATGTGTATTTGATTAGTTTTAATAGGAGCATCCATTGATACCGCTTTTTGATTGGCATCAGCAAATATGTTATCAAAGCTACCAGTAGTAGTAAGAGTAGATACTTTAGAACCAGAACCAAATGTTACATACTGTAAATTGTTTTCTAACATTTTAACATGTAAATTATAGAGCTGTGTTCCTTTAGTTGCTAAGCTAGGTATTATAGGAGCTACCGCAAACTTATGCATTGCTGTTGCTGCTATGGGAGAATTTGCAATTGCCCCATAGTAGTGTAATTTATATATAGAGAAGAACTCTTTTACTTTTAAAGGGTCTACTTCTTCACCAGCAATAATCTTTTGGTATAACTCCTCTTGTGCAGGAGCCCAGCTGTTACCTTGAATCTTAAGAATACGGTATGCATCAAATGTAACAAATGCAGCACCATCAGACTCTTTCATTTCTTTATAAGCCTTAGCATCTTTAGCTAGCTTTTTACTAATTGCTTTTTCTAATTCTGTTTTATTTTTGATTATAGGAGTTAAATCCTTACGGTATTTTTCCTCCCATGCTCCAAGCATTTCATCTAGATATACAGATTTTCTTTCAGCATCCGCAATTACTCCAGTGTTTAACTTACCATTAGAAACAAATTTATCTAGGTCATCTCTGCCAAGTTCTTTAGCTAAAGCTTTAGCATATGTTTTATTATTTAGTACACTATTAATAAACTTATGCATGTACTTATCATTCAAGAATGCATCACCATCTGATGTAGATCCCGGAGCTCTTTTCTGTACCTCTTGTTTATCATGATTAAATTGAGATGCATCACCATTAAAGATATTAAACATCTCAAACTTATGAATCCAGCTGTTATAAAGATATGCTTTAACTAACGGTTCTGTAGCTAATCCACCTTTTCTATCTTTTTCTAAAATGCCTGCTTTTTCATAGAGTTTCTCATCCATGAAATTTAAGTTATCTACATACTCTTTAGTAAGAGACTCAAGTTTCTCATTAAAGTAATCAGTAATATCTGTTTGTATTTTAAGGAATAACTCTTGATTGTTTCTTACATATGTAGGTAAATCTAATGCCGGATCTGAAGTAAGCTTGTATAAGTCTTTCTTGGTCTTATCTCTTAAGATGTTATCAAACACAGTAAACAATTCACCAGCACGGGCAATAACATTTCCTTGTTCATCTTTGATCTCTCTGTTATAACCTTTTATAGTTTCAAGAACATTAGGGTTTTGTTTAAAGTATCTGATTCTATCAAACTCAACAGCAATATAATCTAAGAAGTACCCACCAACAGCAACTATCTCACCTGGACTTAGTTGTGTTTCTCCTGGTTTTATAAACTTGTTCATATCAATGTACAAGCTTTGATCAACACCATTTGTAATACCGTTAACAATCACTTTCTGTTTTCCACCTACTTGTCTTATACCAAATGCAGATTTTTTCTCAGCATGTCGGATAAACTCAGCTACACCATTTAATAAGAAAGTATGAAACTCCTGCATAAACTTACCAGCTTTATCTAAGTCAGATGTGTTAACACCTTCAACATCAGCTATTTGTGTACCTGCTGTCTGAATAAGTTCTAAGGATCTGTTGCTCTTCTTATCAAATAAATTTTCTTCAGATGTATTTTTAGACATATCAAACAGGGCCCCAAAGACTTTTGATCTTAGAGTAAAGAATGATTTACCAGGTTTTAAATGATCCATATAACCGAATTCATCTGATTCCCATAAGTCACTTAATTTAGTAACTCTGTTAAGTGCATCAACAGTTACAGTTACCTCACTATGATTTACATTCTCAAATACTCTGTTTCCATCAGGAAGCAATACTCCTGGATTAGCAGAATCATATCCATACTGAGACTGCAGTTCTGCTAGTCTCTTTAAGATGTTCTTCTCTGTTACTTCTTTCTTAAATGTTTTTAATACTCCTTTTGGTATTTCCCCACGGAGGGTTCCAATAGGATTACTAATAAACTTATTTAAGAACTCTTCTTGCTGTCCTATCTTTTTCTCTGCAGACTGTATAGCTAAAAAATCTTTGGCAATATCATATATATAAGGTAGGCCATAATAATCAGACTTAGTCTCAAGACTCTTTCTAATTACTGGTAAATCATCTAACTTTATACCTAATGCTGCTGCAAATTCAAATGATCTATTCTTATCTAGTTGTCCCGGATTAGATTTATCTTCAAAGCCCTTAACTAGATTGGCTAGTTTCAACTGTGATTGATTAGCAGAATTCTTTTCTATGTAATCATTAGCAAGACTGCTTTTAAACAAAGCTTCAAACTTTCTAACAGTACTGTCTACTTCTATTGATGATTGAGTTACCTCAGATTCATAACTAGTAATAATATTTTCTGATTCACCTGTTAGTTCATTTGTTACTGACTCATACTGAGGAAATACAGTAAACTGCCAATACTTTACAGATGGTTTTGCAAATGTTTGCCAGAATGAATTACTAACACCTTGCTCAAATATACTTGAAATAGCTTTTGGATCCGGAAGTTTAGTTTCAATAAGTTGTGCTATCTCTGAGAAGTTCTTAGCTTCTTCCATTAACTTATCATATGCATCAACTCTATCTCTTAAACCTCCAATAGTTTTAGTAACTATATTCCAAACTTTTCTAAAGTCTGCGCGCTCTTTGAACCCAAGTCTGTTATAAGACACTTCTCCCTCTCTATTAACTTTACTAAGACTCTTAAGTATGTATATAACTTCTTTAGATGCAAGTTGCAGTAAAGACTTTTTGTTAGATGCTTCACCACCAAATGGAGTTTCAGAATCACGTGACTGATCTTTTTCTTGGTCATCTTCTTCTTCATTTTCTTCATTTAGCAAGCTCTTATCTAACTCATATTTAGTTTTAGAAAGTTCAAAGTCAGAATTTTGTAAGTGGAATGCAATTGTACCAGTAGGTGGGATACCTTTTAGTTCCCATTCTGGGTCACCATAGTTATCTAATGCAGCTTGTAGTATTCTTACATTATCTAACAGTAACTCTTGTTCTGCAGATAGCATGTAATCAGGAACATCTTTCTCTTCAAAGTCAGTATATTCTTTAGCACCACCTGCTACATAATTTTCAAACTGTTGTCTTGCATCTTCTAAACTAGATACAACAAGAATACTTACAGGTGTTTTATCTTTTTTAATAGATTTATGTGAATAGAAGTCACCTACTATTTTTATACCGCGCCAAGATTCACCTTTAATCCTTGTACCTTTTTTGATTTCAGGATTAAGATTATCAAAACCATCAATCTGTGACTTAAGGAATACATATTTATCCTCACCTTTAGCAGATTTTAAAACAGCTACAGCATTCTCTTGGATATCTTCTAAATTCTTTATCTCACTAAATGGAGCTATACCAGGTTGAGAATGTAATTTAGTTTTAAACTCATCAAGTTTTTTCTGTAATCTTTTTTCTATAATCTTATAAGTACCATGTCTTTTTTCAGGATCAAGCAATAATCCAATAGTACCAGACTTTGTAACTTTACCTGTCTTTAATCTAGCTTTGTAATAATCATCAACTATATCTGAGATAATCATATCCATTGAGTCAGATATAAGCTGAGAGTCTTGTGTGCTTAATGCCGTATCTGTTGGTCTATTTAGTTTGCTGATACCCCGGTCAAGCTCAAACCAATCTACATTACTTATGTTAGCCTGATATTTTCTTACAAATGATTTTTTGTTTGAAGAGTAATTTAAGTTTTCAAACAACTCTCTAACAGCTGGAACATTCATAGTTTCTGTAACAACTTCAGTAGGATTGATTGGTTTTTTACCAAATAAAGCCCGGATAAAGTTTAAGATCTTTCTAAACAATCTATTTCTTACAGGAGAACCTTTCTTGATATAATTAGTTTTCATATAGGTTCTGAAGTCTTCAGCAAGAAGTTCATCTATATCCTTATATGAAAAGTTTTTATATGGCTCTTTACCATTAGCATCTGTATAGTTTTTTACCTCATCATAAAGATTGTATTTCTCTTGACGGGTAAGATATAACTGTGTGAATGCATGGAAAGCCTCATGATAGATATCTACCAAGGTACCTTTGTTTGGATTAATCTGGATCTGTGCTTTAATATCCGGATTGGTAAGAGTGGCACCACTAACTACAAACTTTGCAAATACATCTGAGTTAGCTAGATTATAAGCATGCTCTAGTTTAATATGCTTTTGTAGTTCTTTGCCTATCTTAGTTTTGTTCCACCAGTTAAGTACATTCTTTAAATCCTTAGCTCCAATTTCATCAGCAATATAACCTGCACGGAATAAACCAAATTCATCAAGTGTATCTTGCTCATCTTGTGTAAGATTGCTACCTGGTTCTATAATACCAGTAGTTGGATCCGGCATCTCCGGCTCAATAGTTTTCTGTATTATATCAACTGCATTTTGTACAGGTGTACTAAGTTGCGGAAATGCAGCATTTATTGCTGAGTTAATTGTTTTTATCTGTGCATCAGATAAAGCTCCAATATAACCTGAGAGCATGTCTCGGAGTTGTTCTGCTACTTCTCTACTATATCTTCTGTCTGTATTTATAGATTGGATGAGACTAGCTGCATAATAGTAATTATTACTTTTTGCTTTTACACCTTGCTGCTCCAGTTGAGCTTTGTATTCTGGAGATAATGCTCTATCAATAATAAAGTCAAACTCTATCTCTACAGGAGTCTTGCTTGCATTTTCTAATGCTTTTTGCTTTTCAGCAAATTCTCTAGCTTCTCTTATTTGCTGATCAAACCAGTCTTCTTCTTCTTCTGGTTGTTCTTTTAAATCTTTAGAAAGTTCTGTAGGTTCATTAAAGAGTAATGTTTTATTATAAAACCCTGGGTCTCCATCAACCAACATTACATAACCATCTAGTCCTGATAAGAAATTAATATAGTTTGCAACATCAATCTGTTTTGTCTGAGTATCATATACAAGGTAATCTTCACTATTTAGTAGATCAGATTTGTATGACATGTATGTAGCTTTACCGTTTGATCTACCAGTTTTAAATATATCACTAAGTAGTTTTCTACCATTTGCTAATGACTCTTCACTAGCTTTTTTCAATGAAGCTTCAGAAATTTTAAAATCATGAGTAGGCTTTGTCATGAACCCTTCTTTCTCTCCTACTTGATCATAGAGTTTAATTCTAAATGACTTCTTCTCCATGTCAGGTATGATCTCATGCTTACGCATAGTATATGCCAGTTTAGTGTCACTATCTTCTGGAATAAACTGTGAGTAAAAATCCTTTTTAGTTTCAAAAGGTATGTTAGGATCAAACATAACTGCAGCAATTTGGTCAGCTACAGAATCAGGCATAGATGATCTTCTAACTTGAAACTCTGTTCCATTTAGATTTATTACAGCATAACCTTTAAAAAACTTACCCTCTGCTTTTTTAAGAGTTCTAATTGTCTTCAAGTTAGCTTTAGTAGAACCTGGTATTTTTAAGAAATCAGATAGAGGTAACCTTGTTGCAGTAACTTCAGATGATACTCCCTCCGTTAGGCCCTCAAACTCTAACATAACTTCTGACCCCAATGCTTTTTCCCGTAATTCAAACAGTCTCTTAAGTTCTTTCTCCCGTTGGTCTTTAACCTTCTCAGTAAAGGTATTAAGATCTCCATCAATCTCAGAGTTATAGTTTTTTGCCACATACTCTGAAATAGGCATCAATTGTTCTTCATTACCATAGATATCAGTAACCACATATCCTTTTGCTGTGTTTCTAACATCCCGCATAAACTGATACAATAGTTTCCCATTGCCTTTGTTGGTTATATTACCCTCTTCATCAAAGTAAAGATTCTGACCACTATCATCTGTAACAACTAATAATACTCTTTTGTCAGCTTGAGTAACATTGGCTTGTGCATTACCTATAGCCACCATAACTCCAGATAGCCTTATCTCTTCCTGAGTAGTAGGATCTAGATCATTAAAGTTCTGTTGTGAGAATGCATATAGGTTAACAGCTTTTATTCTGATCTTTTTATTTTGATAAACAAAATCAGAAAAAGGATCAGTAGAATTAAAAGCATTTGCTAACCTGGTTAGATTGGTTAATATCTGTGCTCTTGGTTTATCTAGTTTCTCTATATAAGTATCTGACTTTTGCTTTGGATCTACTGGTGTAAATGATGGTAAGGTTCCGGAAAATGGAATTGTAGATTTAAGTCTTGCAGTAACTGAAGGTGAATTCTTTGGTATATCTTCTCCCTCCGGCTCATCTTCTTCAGTACTAAACTCTAATGATAACTGATGAGCTATCACAGGTTTAAGATCTTTTACATCTTGTTTCTTTACATACTTAGCTAGTACATTCTTAAGACCTTCTCCGTCTGGTTTAGAAAAGTCAGTCATTAAACCATAGATGCCATCTAGACCTTTAACTAAAGGAATCTTATCACTGAATGATTTAGTAACAATTAGATTAATTACTCTTGGGGTACTCTGTAACCACTTAGCTGCAGTTTCAGGATCAGACTTTTCAGAAGACTTTTTAAATAAATCTTCCATAAATTGATTTACATCAAATGTCTTATTGTCTTTTAATTTATCATTAATAGCACGGTATACATACTTGTAAAAATCTTCAAGAGGCTGCCGGGTAATTGGACAAGTAATCATCTAATTAACATTTAATATTATTAAGGAAATTGTTTTCTAAAGAATCAAGTGTTACACCTTCTGCATATGCATCCGCCTCTAACTTTGCAAGTTGTTCAAACTCAGATAAACCTTCATTTGTATTTTCAAGACTTTCATTTAACATATCTATCTCTTCTTGAGAAGGTTGATATGTAGGTTCTTCTTTTGGAAGGTTATTTAATTGTTCTTCTGTCATGGTATTTTCTGTAAAATCTTTAATACTCATTTCAATACTTCTTGTTCTTCCGGGACCTACTCTTGATATTATAACTTTTTGAGTTTCAGGATCTAACATATCAATTTTAACTCTATATCCTTCAGTTATTTTAAGGGCTTTTACCGGCTGTGTAAAGATATAAATTTCATCGGTATTTAGAATAATATCATTAGGGATATTTAGATCCATTGACATTCTAGTATCCAACTGATACTTAAGCATGTTATATGTTTCTTTGCTTAAGTTAGGTTTCATTTCATCAAGCTCCAATGCTACTTCTGTAAGGTCATCAAACTCTTTAGCATTAGCCATCTTAAGCATGAACTCATCAGCAAGTGCTCTTTCTTCTTCAGGAATTACATCTGTTGGTGCCGGTTTAGTTTTTATTTGTGTAGTCTTCTTACCTTTTACAGGAATCAATCTCTGCATAAACTGATCAATAGATATATTCTCATATTGCCCAGTCTCTTCATTCTTGATCTGTGTGTTGTTTCCTTTGTCTAATTGGATTGTGTAAGGTAGTGTACCTTCATCTCCAATAACTTCTTCTCCAGCAAACAATGACGGATTAGTAGGAGCATTAGCAGATTTGATAAAACCTTTGCTATCAAAGCCAATCTCAAGCGGGAATATCATTATACCATCAACAGTAGTACCCATGTTCTCTAACAAGTTAGAGTAACCGGTTTGTTGCATAGTATTCTCTATTTGTTTTTCAAATGACTTAGTACCTCTTGTTTTATAGTTAAGCCACTTAGCTACTTTACCGGTCTTTAAGTCTGCTATGAAAGCTCTACCTTTGCGGTCTACTATAATCATATCAATCTCACCAGCAACTGGAGGTAACTTTTTACCATTCTCATCTACTAGATTGTTAGAATGTACATAAAGATTCTTAGTGAAAATATATATTTCACCAGCATCTGCCATCTTTTTAAACTTAGTTAAGTAGCCTGTCTCATCATCAAATAAGTTATCATATGCTTCCTTACTCATAAGCTTAGGATCATATGCAGGTTTCTTAGATGTTTCAGTATCTAAGAAGTTTTTAAGCATAGGATCTAGAATATTTCCGGCATCTCTTGATTCTTCAAATGCATTTTCTTTTACTGTGTTGAGTACAAATGATTTAATGTTATCATTTGTCATTTCAAAAGGCTCCCGGTATTTACCAGTCTCTTCATCCTTAATAACTTCTTCAAGTCTTTTCTTTTGCTTCTCAAGAGTAGCTAATCTCTTCTTGTCTTTTACTGAAGCTAACTTAGATTCAACATCAGCTAATTGAGAGTTTAAGCTATCAATTTGTTTTTGAGTTTTCTTAGTCAGCCTAGTTCCTTCAGGAGCTATTAAAGTTTCTAACTCATCTCTTACTATATCTACAGTAAACTTATTAGTGTTTACTCCTGGTAGGTCTGCATCAACTAGTTCTTTTATAAAGGCATCAATGACATTTTGAGTAAGAACTCCCGGAGGAGTTGGTTGTTCTAAAGCAGCTAGTTCTGCATCAGCTATATTTTTATCTAATTTAATTTTTCTTGCTTCAAAAAAGGCGTTTGCATCTTCTTTATTGTTAAAAATTATAATTTCAACTTTTGGTGCTTTTGTCTGAACACCATTTTCCATCTCACCATATTCTTTAATTTTACTTATAACCTCATAACCTTGTCCATTATCATCAGCAATTTTAGGATCAAAGTTATCTGCTAAACTTTCATCAATAACTATCACTTTTAATCTATCATCATATTTATCTCCTATCTTGGTGCCTTTAATGTTATCTTTAATAATGGGAGTACCTTTAGTCATTTTTTTATAGACTTCTTTCTGTTTTTCTATATCAGCTTTCTGAGCTTCTAGATCAGCTTTAGTATCAGCAGTACCTTCTAAAGCAGCACCAATAGTACTATCATATACATCAACTAAATCAGATTCACCGGTGTATCCATAAGTATCATATCCAGTCTTGATTCTATTAGACATTCTATCATGAAGCTCACCATCTACAATATAGTTTCTCTTAGTCTGAACTATATCTTCTTTGGTTTCTATTAAGTCTCTGATTTGCTTAATAGTTTTCTTCATTGCTTCTGGTCTCTTAGCCTCTACATCAGCTCTTGTTTCTGCAGCTAATCTACCTTCAGCCTCATCAATAAGATTGTCATACTTTTTGTTTATCTCATCTACAGCTTTAGTATAGTCAGCATATGGCTTTGTGTCTTCATACTGTGGTACACCTTCTAGACCTTTTGTTTGATCATATGTATTTAATACTTCAAGTCTTGATTCAAGTAATGGTTTTAAGATCATTACATTTGCTGCGGCATCTTGTGCTTCTACTTCATCTACATCAGTAAATCTTTCTGAAATAGCTTGCATTTCTTCTAGTAAAGCATCATCACTGAATATATCTTCTTTTTTAAGATTATACTCTTGTGCGGTAAACATATTTTTGTCTACAGCAATATCAAACACTGCTTGTATCTCAACTACATTATTTGAATCAAGTTGCTTTAATGCTTTTTCTATAAGCTTAACTTCATCTTTAACATCATCTTCTGACATCTCAGACTCTGCTGTTGCTTGACTGATCATCTCATCAATCTCTTCCTGAGTATATCCAACTAGTTCTTTTAATGTGCGGTCATATGTATTCTTAACAGTTTCAAGTTCACCATCTCTTTGATCATTATAATCATCAACTATCTTCTGTAGCTTTTGATCTTTGTCAGATTTCTTTACCGGTGGGTTTTTACTATCAATCTGAGAAGCATCAACAAATAGTTGTATGTACTGATCATACAAATAACTATCTTGGTTTATGATTCTGTTATTTACCTGATCAATAAAGTAAGTTGGTAGGTTGTTATTATCTTCTGTCCATTCAGCAAACTCTTCTAAGTCTACATAAATACCTTTTTCAGCTAACTCTTCCAAAAGACTGTTTCTCTGGATAGCCAACATAGAATTATTTACAACATCAGTATAATAGTCTTGTCTGTTATCATACAGCTTTTTCATCCAGTCAAAGTTTCTCTGAACATGCTCATAGAAACCTTTTGGATCATTCAATAGATTGATAAACTTATTAAGGTTAGTATTTTCATTTCTAAGTAGATATGAATCCATAAGCATTTGAAAAAACTCATCAAAGCCTCCAGCATCATCTAACTCTCTATTTAATTTTACTTTGTCTTCTTCTGACCCAGCAAGAGTGTCTAGTAACTCTCTATAACTATTTTTATAGTCTTCAAAAGAATTTAATCCTTGTTCATCATACTCTTCAACAACTTGATCTAAAGCTTTTTGTTGAGCTTCACTTGCAGAAATACCTTCCTCAGATTCCATTATACTCTTCTGAGTATCTCTTAGTTTTTTAAGAAACTGTACTGTAGCTCCAAACTGTTGTGATTGATAGTTTTCTAGTTTTTCTAATAAATCTTTTTGTTTTTTATACTGTTCTTTTGCTTCTGGAGTTGTAGCATTTTTTCCTAACTCTACATCTGTACGGAGCATAGCAATCTCTTTCTGCAGTTTTTCTGGCTCTACAATGTTTGCAAAGTTTGAGAATCTTGAATTTTGTATAGCAGATAAAGAAGAAAGCTTGGTATACATCTTTGACAATCTCTCAGAGTTATTATCAAATGCTGAGCCCATAAATACAAGATTGTCTAATCCAGTCAAGTAAGCTTCATTATAAATATCAGCCATTTGTCTCTCTGGCGTATCTTCAGCAAACTGATTTGGATTAACAACTTCTTTAAATTTATTTTTAGAGAATTGCCATCTAGAAGCAATATCTTTTGCAGTCTTTGTTGCACTATCAATATACTCTAATGCTTTTGTACCTTGTCCAGGTTCTAGACTCCATGCTGCTTCAATGTCTTCTGGGCTAGCTTGTTTGTATCCTTGAAAGTTATCAATGAACATATCAAAGGTACCGGTTCTTAATGCAGTTCTCACAGCAGATTTAAAACCTGCAAAGCTTGCATCTTTAGCTTCTTTAGCAGAAACATTATCCGGGTCATCAGCTACTTTACCTACAAGCATCTGATTAACATAATTATTAAGTCTAGGATCAAAGAAGTGTTTAGCATTCTTGTCCATTGTATTTAATGCATCAACAATGCTTTGTGCTTCACCTTCTCTTTCAGCAACATACTGATCATAGTTAGCACGGTTCTTAAAATACTTATTGTATCCTACACTTAAATATTCTTTTACTCCTCCGGGAATACCAAGTATGGTACCCATAGCAAATCCAGAAGCAAATGTTTCAGCACCTTGAGCACTGATTTGTTTCTTTAATGCTGAACCAAGAGTAGCCATTGAGTAATCAAAGTTCTGTCGGTCTTTATTTTTAAAGCTGTTTGTGTAATACTCTTCTGTTGCATTTGACAATACATCCTGTGCAGTCTCTTGAAAACCTTCTACTAGATTTGCCTTAAAGTAATTAAGAGCAGTTTTACCATATGTAGCTGGTTTAACTAATGACTTAGCAGCATTCTTTAAAGATACCTTTTCAATACGGTAAGCTTCTTTTGCAACTTTCTTAGCCGGGTCATATATTAACTGATAAGGTCCTACTGTTCCGAATGTTTTACTGAAGGTTGGAAGACCTTTCATAAAACCTGCTCTAGTGATTGACGGGAAAGCTATCTTATTACTATAGTTTACAAGCAATGTGTTCTTCCAAGTGTTTTGGAATCCAGCTACTTTTGCTTGCTTACGCATATCTTTTTGTAACTCATCTGTAGGAGCTACTCCGTACTTATCATAGTATTTGTTATAGAGATCATCATATACTCTTTGTTCTGTAAATCCTCCTTCAAGTCTTCCTTCAGATAATGCAGCATTTATATTCTTTACATCATGCCACATAGCTCCAGCTGTTCTTGCACTTCTAGCTAAGTTGGTAAGATCATCAGGATTTTTAAATACATATTTCATTGCAGCTTCTGTGGTATTTGTAAAAGGATTTACAAAATTCCCCATAGTTCTACCTGCATTTGCAAATACATTCTTAACCTCTGAAAGATTCTGAAGCTTTTTAAGATTCATAGTCATCTTACCAAGATTCTTGCTCATTTGATACAGAGTCTTTGGTAATCTTCCTATTGCTGATATACCTTCAAATATACCACCAAGTGCAGCTCCTGGGGCTGCTCCAATTCCTTCTCCTGCTACTGCACCTACAGCAGCTCCAATAAGAGCTCCTTCAACTACAGACTCAGTGATTATACCCACAGAGTATGCTGCTGAATTCTGCAAGTTAATTGCAAATCCACCTATACCACCTTTAGTAGAATAACCTATAGCATTGTATTCTTCATAATCTCTAGCCTCTGCTAAGTCCTGACCTATATCAGCTTGACCAAAAAGTTTACCATATGATTTTATAGGACTAATAAAACCAAGTTTCATCATTGGCCATGCTGCATTGGTAGCCATACGCTTCCAATCATCATACATGGTTGTGTTTGCATTAAACCATGTTTCATTATCTATCTCCGGTGAGAAACCAATCTTATCATATGTCTCTTGACCATATGCTTTATACCTAGCTTTATGTGCTCCTTTTGGTGAAGAGTCATAAGCGTACATTTTATTGTATACTTTATTATCTACATTCTGTACTAACTGAGCTTTTGTTTTTGCAAATATTCCATCAAGACCTCCAAACTTAGGAGCATCACTTGAATCAACTCTTTTTGGATGATATGGTGCAGATCCGGTAGTAGTATCTTTAACTCTTAATGCTGGATTATCAATATTAGATTTTAAGTTAAGATCATGAATATCAAGTACTGGAGGAGTAATAGGTTTATATTCAGTCATTCCTATAGAAGCTGGTGCAATAAATGGACTTTTTTGTGAAAGCTCATTTACTCCATCATCTGGTATATTTGTTTCTTCAGCCATATTGATTAATATTGATAACCTCCTTTTACAGGGTTTGCAAAAAATTCTTTTACTCTTCTCATTGCTTCAGTGTCTCCACTCATTTGAATTTGCTTATAAGTTTCTTTATTTTTTTCATCAATTTCTCTAAGCATATTTTGTAAAGTATCTTCACTGTCATCAACTTTATTTCCTGATTTTTGCAATGGAAGGTAATCAGTTAAAGTTCTTACTGTTCCATCTCTATTTATATAATAGCCTGTATAATTAACTCTATAATCTACTCCAGGTACATTATTAACTTTTTCTATTATATACTTACCAGCTCCATTACCTTGAACATACTCAATTTTCTTTTTGGCATTAAGTATCATTTCAGTTGGAGTCAGTTCATTCTCAAGTATAAAATCATTTGTCCACTCACTTTTAGGTGCAATAAAGCTTATACCATTTTTAAGTATATCATTTACTACAGATGTGTTTACTTTACCATCAGCTGTTTTAAAATACTTATCTAATATTTCCTTAGAAGGTTTAATTCTAAATGCTCTTAAGTCTAGATTTTCTAAAGCCATACCATCTCTAGCAATTGTAAACTTAGTTGTACTCTTTTTGCCGGCTGATAACTGCAATTCTTTTAGCATTGCTTTTACTTTACCCGGATCTAATCTATTCTTTTCAGCAGCTGATATAGTTGTGCCACCATAAGTAACTGCATACTTACTAGGATCCTGGCTAAATCGGATTCTGCTTATATCTTGCATAGCTTGCTGAAAATCACGGAAACCTCCGTAACCTGGTTTAGAAAGAATAACATCTTTAGCTACAAGATCATTTGTGGCTAATGCATATCTACCACCTTGTTTTCTTACAACACCTGCATAACTCATTAAACCATCATCACCTGTTTGGTTTATAGTTTTATTATAAGCATTAGTCATAACATCAAAGAGGTTACCAATATTTATTCCTGTTTTATTTCTGAATCCACTACGGTACGGTCTGTCACCACTTTCTATACCTGCTTCAATTTCACCTCTTGTAGCAATGTGTCTTTTAGTTGCAAACTTATTATACCCTAATTGCTGATCTAAAAACTTTTCAAAAACCTCTTGCTCACTTTCATCTCTTGTTTTACCAGACCAGGTTTGTTTACCTTTTTCAGGTTGTTTACCAGTCTTTAGGTTTTTAATATATACATCAACTATCTTTTGTTTTGTTTCATCTTTTAGATTCTTAAAGTCTTCATTTGACTCTAATGTTGAAATAAGATTCTTACTTATCTTGTTATAGTTATGTTGATCTACTATTTTTGAAGCTTCATTAAATCTTTTAAACCTTTCAATTTTAACATTACTTGCATCAGAGTTATATTCATATGCAATCGGATGCCCTGCATTTCTTGATGACCATGAGTCCATAAACTTTTTAAGTTTAAGAACTTGATTGGTCTTAGAAAATTCTAATACAAACTTGCCTGGGTTCTCTTGATACTTTTTATAAAGTTGAGCAACTAGTTGTTTACCATCTCTAGTCTTATATCTATCTTTTGCTTCTTTACTATTAGGATCTAAGAATGATACAGCATTCCAAAGTTCTTTGCTAGTTATTTGTGAATCACCCTCTGCAAGATTATTAAGATGTGTAAGTGTTCGGCCAATATAGTCTCCTGTTAAACTTGATACTACCTCATCTCTATCTTTAACATTTTTAGCCATGACATTATATTCACTGCCTACTTGTCCTGATGTAGATCCCCAGTTAGCTTTGTAAGCATCACCGTAATCTATATGCATCTTATTATCTTTATCATACCAGATGGTACCATCTGCAAGGCCTTGCTCTACCCTAGCTTTTTCTATATCTTTTTGTGACTTATAATCAATTTCACGCATTTTAAGTTGACTAGCATAGTCAAGTCTTGCAATAGAGTTTCTATGTCTTAATCCTTCTAGTCCTACCGGATTAACTGATTTTTCATAAACATAATTTGTATATGAATAAATATCAGCAGCTGCATTAATGTCTCTCTCAGCTAATGAAGATGCAAAAGCTGAATCAACTTTAAGCCTAGCTAACGTCATATTAGAAAAGTCTAACTGAGAAGGATCTCCTTGTGGTCTAGACATTGTTACTGAAGATGTACCATCTCCATTTACTTCTTTATTTATTTTATCAGCATGATTAGCTACTGTTTCATCAATAGCCATTGCTTTATTTAAAGTATCTAAATAAGACTCACTATAAGGATTTGCATCTTTATCAAGAATTTGTTTTTCAACAGTTGCTGTTTTGTTTTTATTTACAGATACAGCATCTTTAGCATCTACATTTTCTTCTTTAGCTTTGTTCTGTAACCACTTATACTGATCTCTTAAGTATTCTTTTTCAGCTTCAGCTTTGTTACCATTAAATTTAGATGCATTTTGTTCTGCATAGTCTTTTCTTTTTACATATGCTTGAGTTGCATAGAAAGCTTGTGTTGCCGGATCATTTATATATGATGTCATAAACAACTTTTGTAAAGGAGCAAGTAATACTTTTCCATTCTTCTCTCTTACAAAATACATTCCTGAAGCATCTACATCTTTAATATCAACTGATAAGCCTGACTTTTTAAATATTTCTTGATACTTAGATAAAACATCAACCTTTGGAGTATATTTAACATTACCAAAGTTTAGTGTTTCATCTAGTGTAGAGTCTTTAAACTCTTGTTTGCGGTATTGCATTTCTTTAACACCTTCATCCCAGTATTGAGATCTCATCTTTTCATCCTGAGAGTTATTAAGATTCAATGCTCTACTTAATGTTGAATTATAGTTTTTTGTCCAAGCCATATCTTTCATCAAGTACTTATCCTCATAGAATGGTCTAAATACTTGGGTAGCTTGGTTTACATTTTGTTCTAATGATAAATCAAGTCCACTAACTCTTTTTAAGTTGAAGTCTATTTGTTTTAATAGCTCATCTTTTTTCTTAACATTTAAGTCATGTGTAAGATCAGAATTGTGTAATTCAGCATATAGATTATTTACCTGCTTCCAGTTTGTATCATACTGACTTTGCTTTGTTTGTAACACATTAGCATAAAAGTTCAGGTCTGGCTGAAATGGCTGGTAGTCCGGAATATAATCAGTAACGCCACTTAAATAGGTCGCCATATTTATAAGTATTTAAAAGTTGTTTTGTTTTTTCTTTGTTGTAAAGCTATTAAAATTTTTAAAGTTTAATAAACATATAAAGTTTATAGTATAAATGGATAGATAACATCGGCATACACAAATCCACCTTTCTTTAACTGACCTCCATATGCTCCATAACCCATTTGTTTTGCCATAGCTGCTTTGTCAGTAGTTCCACCACTAGAAGCTTGAGTATTTACTGCATTCTTTGCATTTGTAGAAGCTTGTTCAGGTGTGTTACCTTGGTCTATATAATACTTAAGCCATTCATCATATGTTTTAGTAGTACTGGTTTTTTCTCCAGTAAAATCTTTTGGATTCTGGAATCTATTAAATCCACCGGTAGCCGGGCTAACCGCATACTGAGGATACAGATCATTAAGAGCAGCTGTCTTAGCTCTATTAGTAATAGCATTAGTATACTGATTTCTCAAGTTACTTCTCATAGCAAGCTTAGCATTATCAAACTGCTGATTAGCTACTGTGTTTTGATCATACAGTCTTTGAGTACCAGCTTGATTCATCATCTGTTCTTGATTCCGGATATTAGTTGCTTGTGTCTCAAACTGATTTGCTATATTAACATTAGCATTGTTATATTTAGATAATACATCTGCGGCATTTTTAGCAGCAGTACCTTGAATACTAGATGCTCTTGCGGATAATGCTTGAGGTCCTGCAAATTGTGCAGCAGCCTGTGTCTGAATATTTGCTTGTTCAGCATTAGCAGCTAACTCTCTAGTAGGATCTAAGAATGTAGGTCTTGGTGTTTCAAGATCAACTCTTGGTGCCCAAGGCATATGTTTCTTAATACTCATTAAATCTCCAAATGCTCCGGCAGTTTTAATAGTATCTTGTAACCACCATTCAGCTGGTTGTTCAATATCAACGGGTTGTTCTTCTACACATGGATTACATTCTCCAGTATTAGGATTAACACCAACATCAATTTTTGTACCATCAGATTTTTCACATGGGCATGGTTTTTCACCTTTAGGTTTAGTTTCACATGGACATGTACCATCTTCTTTACGTTGTGGTTTAGACCCATCTTCACATTCACAAGGTCCTTCATTTATATCTTCAAAAGTATACTCTTCAAGACCAGCACCTGCTAAGTGACCTAATGTAGTGTTACCAGCTTTAGATTTATATTCTTCATCATCAAGTTTATAAAAGTCATCAATAGGAGATATCTGTACACCTTTATTTTTAAACAAACCTTTACCCATACTTATCTCATCTCCCACTCCAGCTTGTAATGATTCTGGAATAAAGTTCTTAAGTGCATATTGAGTATCTGCATCATAATTACCTTTATTCTCTGCCATATGTGTATAACCATGGAAAGTAGCTTGTTGCAAGGCTCTTGATTTTTCATCTTTCTCTAATGGTATACCAATCTTACCTGATACCTCATCTATAGAAACATCAATTATTTCACCATCTTTAGTATAACCTTTTCTTCCACCACCATATGTTTGACGCATATGTTCTTTAGCTTCTTTTGCTTCTTCTTCATTAGTAATTTTTTTACCAGTCTTAGGATTAATAGCACCTCTTTTTATAAGTTCTGCAGCAGGAGCTAATCCTGCACCAGTATCTGTAAATAAGTTAGGATCTATATTTTGTCCACGGAATGATAAGTTTCTTTTCTGATGTGTTAAGAACTGATCTCTTACTTCTGCAGGAGATGGTAAAGCATTTCCTCTTTCTTCCCAAGTTTTTCCTTGTACACCATCTTTACCCACATAAGATCTTTTATCTTTTAATGAACTTATTGTTTCTTCATAAAGCTTGTTCATTACTTTAGGATCTTTTAAGTTCTTCTCAAGAAGTTTATATTGAGCAGCAGCAGCTACAGAGTTTGGAGTATTTCCAAATGTCTTCATATCCACTCCTTCTATATCTGTAAGCTCTTGTGCTTTTAACTTTTTATACTTAGCTGATTTCTTTTTACCATTTTCAATAACATTGATTTCTTTACCTGGATTTTTAGTTCTTGCTTCATCTAAGGCTTTATCTCTTTGTTGAGGTGTCATACCAGTTATATCAACTTCTATTCCTCCTTGAGCTTTTGGTAAGTTACCTCCATTTTGGAAAAATCTTGTTGCTCCATGGATATGTTTTTTTCTACCTTCATAGTTTTGAGGATTAACCCCCATAGCCATACCATATTCAGCATAAGGTACAGTACCTGTAAATACTGCAACTTCTTCTGGAAGCCATCCACCATTTTGGAAAGCAAATGCTCTATCAGATGATAACATGCCACCAAACTGCATTTCAGCTTCTTCTGGTGTCATTCCTGCAGCTTCATCTTCCATAGGTTCTGGTGTTGCAACAGGTCTATCACTATTCATCATTTGTGCTTCTTCAGCTTCATCACCATACTCTTCATCTTGTTCTTCAGTAGGTGAAGCCATAGTAGCAGCACTTCTTTGATTATTCTTTTGTTGTTGATCTAATTCCTTAATAGTAGAAGTAATTTGTTGATCAGGTAATACATCTTCATCTTTAATACCCATAGCTTCCATATATGGTCTAGCTACTGCCGGTATACCCTGCGGGAATCCTTTCTTGCTTTCTTGTGCTAATGCTAAAGCTCCTAACTTAAGTGTATAGTTTTTTAACATTAATTCAGCTGTCTTTTTATCTAACATATCTGAATTAGGATCCTGTAGTATCTTTCTATATCTTTCTACATCATACTGTTTAGCAAGTTCTGCTGGTGTATATGATCCGGTTTTTTTACCAAACATAGCAAGGAAGTTTGGTTCTTTCATTTTCATTGACTTAGTATCACTGAAAATAAAACTATCATCAGGAAGTTTTAAAGGTACTCCGCCTTCAGAGTGTCTAGGGCCTTTGATAGTTTTATGTTCTGGCATACCATCTCCATTGATATCACCAAATACAGTTTCACCACCTTCTGCTTCTAAGTTAGCTTCTTCTCTAGGAACAGCAGTAATATATTTACTAGCTTTTAAATGTGGTTCACCTATATATGCATTATAGTCTGCGCCACCACCCATAGAAGGTACATCATTATATAATGATCCTCTTACTTGGTATCCTGTTTTAGCTTGGGGTAGCTTTTTAATTCTTACTCTTCTTAACATAATATAAAATTATATATATTCTATTTGACCACCATTGGCCATAAATTGTTGAATGTCATCCTCAGTCATATAAACTTCATCACCCTCTTCATAACTAGGTGTAAAATCTTGGTAATCTTCTTCAGGAGCATAGTCCATTTCTCCACCATCCTGCATGTAACCACCATATTTACCATATGATGAGAAACCGCTTCTGTCTTGACCCATTTGATCAAAACGGAATTGACCCATTTGAGAACCTAAGTCTACCCAGTCACCACGGTGTTTAGTAGCTTGTGCTGCATAAAGATTGTCAGATGTCATATTATCATACATTTGTGCTTCTTTTCTCTTATCATCTCTTCTATTTAAGAATCCTGTTACACCTCTCATACCTGCATTAAATATGTTTACTGCTGCTTCACCATCAAAGTTACGTTTTCTTTTATAGTCAACTCCTACTAAGTTACCTTTAGGATCCATGTCAGCTTCACCTTCTAGTTTCTTTTTACTACTGTCCATTAATTGTTGACCAACTTCTTTAGAACTTCTGGTTGGTAATGATATAGGTTGATTAGATTGTTGTTGTGGTACATTAGGTGTTAATGATGACCATGCTTGTTGTTGTGGTTGCATAGTTAACATTCCTGCTTGATTTCCTACAGCAAGATCAGGATTAGCTGGACCTGGCTGTGGAAGATTAGGATTATTAATAGTTAAACCATTATTTGCTTTTGGGATAAATCTATGTATTCCTCCATATCTTTGCTCTTCCATTACATCTCTACTATAGAGCTCATTCAGTTTTTCTTTTGAAGGAGATATTCTTCTGTTTCTTTCCTCATATGCTCTATTACCAATTGGTCTTTCCTGATCAGCTCTAGAACCAGATTCTCTAATTGTTTTCTCATAATTAATTCTATCAACTCCTGCTAGTTTAGATTCTCTCTCTGGTTTTCTGATTTCCATTTTTGGAGTACCTATCTTTATCCAGTTACCATTCTCATCTAAAACATATCCTTGTTGTTTTCTTTGATGTAAGAATTTTTCTGTCTCAGAGTTATCAGGAACTGTTTTAGCTGCAGGAGGTCCAACTTCAAGTAACTCTGGATTTCTAGCTAATCTTCTAGCATTTCTAGCCATTTCTCTTTCACCAGCTTTTATAGCTGTTTTAGAAGGAAGAGTAAGTCCTGAAGTATCTGACCTACCACTTGTTGGTAAAACCTTATTAGGAGTTGAGTTATTAGATAATCCTAAATATTTAAATACACTAGGATCCATATTAGGTAATTTACCCATAGCATCTACAGAGTATATATCTGTCCATTGTTTTGGTCTACCTAAGATTCCTCTTTTGCTGACGTGTCTAGCAACAGGTTTCATTCCAGTTAATGGATCCATATATGGCATACGTGATCCTAACATGTACGGACTACCTTGTAACATATATCTGTTACCAAATATAGGATTCCAAGGTAGCATAACATTACGGAATGATCCAGGTCCAGTATGATATCTAGGTACATATTTAATTGTAGCCTTAGGTACTACTGTTGATTTATTACCCTTGTTATTTTTTTTATTTTGTTCAATGACTTTTTTAATATAGTCATTAATCTCAGTTGCATTTGGAACATTAGCTCCATACTGAGCTTCTGGTAAAAAGTCTGCTTCATAGTAATCAGGATCTTCTTCACCACCACCAAAAAATTTGTATAATGGATCTTCACCACCTGTCATTCCACCCATTTGATATGGTTGTTCTTCAGGCTGTTCTCCTTGCATTGCCATTTGCTGTAATGATGGGTCATTTGACTTCATCATCTTATCATACATCTCTTCTGTCTTAACTTTAGTAGCTTTAGTCTTAATAGCATCTAGGAAATTGTTCTTATGTTTTTTTACATCATCAGTTATAGTATCCATAGGATTACCTTTGCCTAATGATTTATCTTCTTTTTGCTCCTCTTCTCCTTCACCACCATCTTGTTTTTTTAGAAGAGACATTACATTTTTTACAAAGTTTCTTTTATTATGAGCACCACCATGCTTCATTTCTTGCGGTACTTCAGCTTGAGAAGTTTCTAAAGCATCAATTGGTTGCCACTCTATCTCTTGATAATCTGGAACATATTCTGCTAAACCAGGAAAGTTTAAACCAGGTTGTATACCTGGAGTATTTGCAATCAACTCATCAATGTTTGTAACTTCATCTTGTGATCCTTGCTTTACTTCATCATACTGATCTATTACAGCTGATGCACCATCTTCACTATATTCAACATCTTCTTCCTCTTGCTCACCTCCATCTTGCATGTATGATCTATCATCAGCATAGCCTTCTTCTAAGTCAGCCATCTCTTGATCTTCTTCATACATAGACTCATCTTCTGCTTCTGCAGGTGTTTCTTCTTCTGATGTCTCTTCTGCAGGTTGTTCTTGTTTTGCTTCTGCTTGTGCTTGTGCCTCTTTGTTTTGTTTATACTCTGGACTGATTTCTCCTTCTTCTGTTAATCTATCCATGAGAGAGTCAATAAGTCTAACTGCAATTTGTTGCGGTAGACCTTTGTCAACTAATTCATTATACACATTATCTGGTTCAACATCATTAACTAGTTGACCATATGCATACATATAATAAGCTTGGAGCATTTCTTCTTGGCTAGTAGGAGCATATGATTCTACTTGCATTCCGTCCTGTGCCTTTTTCAAGAACATTGCTGTTTTATTATAATATCCAGGTTTCTCTCCTGGACCGGCTTTGCGTATTCTTACTTTTGCCATAATTGTGTTTATAATTAAATATACTAATTTTTAATTTAATGGGTAAACTTATAAAGTTTAGTCCACAGTTTCTACTATATAACCTTGAGCTACAAGCTTATCAATTTCTTTTCTGGATAAATCAGATACAATTCCTCCTTTTGCATAACCTTTTTTACCATAATTAGTATCTCCAGTTTTAAGCCTTTGAAGTTCATCATATTGTTTTTGACTAGCCATGTTACCTTGCTTCTTAACTGAGTTAACAAGCCCTTCATAATACTTCTTTTGCTTTGGACTATATTTATTAATCTTCATTAAATCAGTAAAGTAATCAGGGTTCTTAATTTCTTTATCAAAGATAGCACCTTTAGACATACCAAGCATAAGTGGTCCGGGAGGTCTGTCAAAATGAGCTTGTAACTTTCCCATAGCAGGTTTTAAATCTATTTCAGATATACTTTTTCCAAATTTCTTACCTGATTTAATACCGGCTTTTCCAGCTTTAACACTTGCTTTACCAATTTTAGTTACACCTTTTAAAAGACCTTTTCCTACAGGAGCCAAATCATAACCAACAGTATATGTAGACGGATTTAATACAGCTATCTGATCATCAGTAATCTTTGGCATTACATCTCCTGATAATAATCCGGGTGCTTTTTTATAATCACCTCCGTATGATTCATTACCAGATGCTTCTACTGCATTAGCCAGTGCTACACCAACTGCGTCTGCTCCTGCTAATGCTTCTATGCCTCCTACAGGAATGCCTTTAATATTTGCATTTTTAATAGCTCTTTGTTCTTCTCTAGTTAAACCAGGTAAATCACCCCGCTCCATTGCATCAGCAATCTCTGGACTAAACTTAGAAGCCATTGTACCAAGACCTGCTAAGGTTCTAGCCCAAATACTTGGTTTAAGTTTATTACCATATTTAGAATTTTTAATTAATGCTCTTACATCTGCATTATTATCTGAATTTATTGTATCAACCCATTCTTCTCTCTTATTAGGTGATACACCTGCATTTTTAAAAAGATTCTTTACTACATAGTTATTTCTCTTGTAGTTGTATTCATTGATAAAGTTCTTTTCTACATCTTTAGGAAAATTTTCCATATTAAGCCCAGCAGCTTTTGCTAAACCTCTATTGGTATTTCTAAGATATTGTCTTTTCTTTTTATCTATATATGCTTGTTTATTATGTTTACCAGAATATTCTCTTGATATACCAAGCCAATAAGGACCTGCTTCTACTTCTTTTAAGTTAGCTACACCTTTTTTAAAATCTTCAGGAGCCTCTGGAAAAGGAGTTACTGATTCTACAAGATCATCTTCTACTTTTACAGGTTCTCTATATTCTAACTTGTTTGGGTCTTGTTTATCTTTTTTCTTAAATAAACCTCTTTGTGCTTTTGTTAATAAAGGTACAGAGATATCTTCTACAATGTAACCTCCTTTAGCATACTCTTGTATTTCTTCTGGAGTAAGATCTAGTTCTACATATTCTCCACCATCTTGAAATTTAATATTGTCTTGATTAATATCTTGACCTGTATCAACTGCGTTTACTATTTGTTGCCAAGGAATAACTCCAAATGCAGGTGCTACATATTTCATAGAATTTTTTATAGCACTTGCATTTTTTAAATACTTTAGTTTTCCTAATTTACCTAAGCCTGGAACGGCTCCAAACATATCTAAAACTTGATTTGCACTAGGATATTTAGAACCTGATTTATCCCATGCTGTTTTTGCTCTATAAGCATCATCCCAAGAAAAAACTCCAGTAGGGTCTGCAACTTCTACTATATTTTCTATTAAATCATCAGGTTGCACAGCATTACTAATATCACCATAAAAAGGTATATTGTCAATAGGTTTACTTGTAACTTTTTTATTAGGTAAAGTTTTTTTACCGTAATCAAGTAATTCTTGTTCTTTTTTATTTTTTGTAACTGATTTTGCTTTTGGTGTTTGTTTTGCTACAGGAACAAAACTTTTAACACATTCTTTTCCATTATAATAAAATCCTTTAGGGCATCCTGCACTACCGCCTTCAGCAAACTCAGGATACTCATCAACATAGTCAGCTTCTGGAAACTCATAGTACTGTCCCGGCATCATTATCTTTGGTTCTCCATAATTGGGTATACCAAGTACAGGATAATCTACTCCTTCCATAGTAATTGTATTAGAAGGTATTCTAGTTACTTCTCCCGGGAAAGCCCATTGACCTCTAGGGTCTACAATAATATCTTTTGACTTAGCTGGTTTCTTAGCCTTATCTAAATCCTTAACTGCTTGTTGTAAAACTTTTTTATTAAACATTATCTAGGTGATTGCTGATTCTTTGTATTAAGTAATTTGAAGATCATGTTTACATCTCCAGAAATATCTTTTCTTAAAGTTATGTAATTTAAGTAATGTCTGAATTTTTTTCTTTGCAATAATGGTTTAGTATAATCCATATTTGCCGGATTAAGAGTTCTGCTATATCCATCAGGACCAGTTAACCAAATATATTGATCATCATAATTACCTTGCAAGATTGTAGTTCCTGGAATTAGAGGTCCCGTTGGAGGGTAATTAGACCCAATAGGAAACTCTGCTCTATCTCTAGTTATATCCCAGAATTGATTTATTCTATACTTCTGTTCTTCTTTAGAATAAAGTACATCATAAGATGCTAGGTTAGGATTTAACTTAGGATACTGTAGACTCAAAGATATATTATTCTTAGGGAATAGATTAAGATTTAGATATCCGGAAACTTGTTCTGTATTATAGATAACAGCATGATCAAAGTTAAAGTCTAATACATGGAATTGATCTACACAGTTAAAGGCAGATCTTCTATAGCATTCTAGTATATACTCTATAGACTTTACTGTTGTAACTGACTGTCCAGTAGGTATTGGAATTTCTATTTCAAATGGATAGTTAACTCCATAGAACTTACAGTAATCATTACATAGCAAATTATGTTTCCATATAGTATTATTCTTACTAGTTAAGAACACATCTTTTGTAGGAATTGTAAGATCCGGGTGCCAGTCATGGAAACTAATCCAGAACTTATTCTTAGGATCATAGCTCATTGTCCATGATGCATTATCAAATACAGTTGGATCTCCTAGTAAAAATCTTGATGCCGGTTGATCTGATAACCTAAAGTAATCACCTTTTCCTTTAGCTTCTAATGGTACATATTCTAATTTATCTTTATATTGTTCTTTAACTTTGTAATCTTTCTTAGCAAAGTATAAGATAGTATTATTGTTATCATATACTGCTTGCATACCAATTCCAGCTACTGGATTGTCTTGCCATGGGTAGTCAGGAAAATCCTCTGTAAGTTTGTAAGGCATAAACAAAATAAACCACCACTTCATACCATTTTGAGATATCTCATCTAAACCACCAGAATAACTAAATATTTTTCCTTGGTTTTGAGATGTATAAAATAATCCAGCAGGAGATGAAATTACAGAGAGTCTGTTTTGTGATGAACCATATTCATATGGTCTATCAGCATTTGTAATTGACTGTTGTGGTTGACTAAATAAACCTCCGTCACCTATAGTAATCTTAGTACCTAGATCTGTCTGTAAAGTATCAACACCCTGATACATTAAAGGACTATCATTTTTGAAAGTAATAAAGATACCGGATTTGTTTATAGACTTAACTCCAGAAATCTGAGACTTAAATTCTTTATAGTTGTTTGCTAAGAATACAAACCAACTATCTTTCATAGACTCATCCTGTTGTGGTAAAGAGTATATAATTCTATCAGGAAAGTATGTATAACATAACTTAGCAACTGTAGGATCATAGTATTTACTTTGTACTATACCTGATGAAAAATACTGATTATATAACTTAGATACACTCAATGAGTAGTCATAGATATATACATTACCTCTTCCTAGTATTTGTGGATCTGCATTAAAGAATACTTGATAATTAGTAAATCTATAAGGATCATAATGTTTTTCCCAGTCATAGTCTCCTTGTTTTCTAAAGTCTATAAGTACTTCTGATTCTACAAAGAAATCTCTAACAGAAGAGTTTGCTATATAGAACTTAGATTCTTTTGCAAAGAATACACCAGGGTATGTATCTGGTATACCCTGTGGTTGATCTGTAACATAATTATATTTTCTAGAACTATTTCTGTAATAATCTAAATTATAAAAGTCAGTTGGATTACCCCCTGTTCCAGGAAGAGATGGGCTATTAAAGTTTATTAATGCTCCTAAATCTGATACATCATATCTAATGCTATTTACATTAAATCTTACATTAGGTATAAGCTGTCTTATGTAGTAGTTGTATTCAAAACCATCGGGTTGCCCATATAACCAATCATAATAAAAACACATTGTGTTTTTTTCAGTATATCTGTTTACATATGTATCACCATTAAATAATATTGGACTTTGATTAATTACTTTATAAGTAAACGTACCTGTGCATCCTGCTAATGAATAAGGACCTAAAGTCGGTATTGTTAATGGATTGAATTTTTGTTCACATGGTGTTATTACAATTTGCTTAATACCTGTTAACTGTCCATATTGATTTCTTACTCTTCCTTTAATAGCCGCATAATGACTACCAATAGGCAAACTAAAAGGAACTTCAGTATTATCAAAATCAGGTCTAGGCCCGGGAGCAAAAAAACCACCTTGTAAAAAATCATTTGCTTGTTCAACAGTACCTAAAGTTACAAGAGATTTATCTGTATTTAATAAACTTGGTCCTATGTTTATACCATTTGGGTAAGCTGGAGCAAAGTAAGGACCTGTCTTGGTTCTTATTACAACTGAGTCAGGTCTTTTAAGATTATTAATACTATAAGATTTATATAGTCCAGATATAGCATCTTGATATCTTGATACTTCTTGAATATTGTCTCTCATATAGAAACTTTCTTCAATCTTAAATCTAAATAAATCATTAACAGCATTTCTATTTATACTGCTATAAAATCCATGGGCTATTTGTTGTAATGCATATTGTCTATATGGTCCTAAAGCATACATTAAATCTAAAACAACACTTGCACCTTCTGAAAAATAAAAGATTAGCTGATTAACTGCACCTAAAGCTCTAAGTGGTGTTGGTAGATATGCATACTTTGGAAACTCAATAGTACCTGTTTGAACTATAGGAGCATTTACTTGTGCTATTGCAGATACATTAAGAGCATTAACTAATGCTGCTTCAGCTAAACCTGCTGCTGTTGGAGCACCTATTATAGCCAAACCTGCATCGGCTAATGCAACTCCTGAAGCATAGTATGTATCTAAAAAAGTATTATAAATAGCTAATGGACCCGTAACAGGTAGTCCTAATGCTGTTGCTGCAGTAACATATGCAGCAGGAACAGCTCCAAATGCATCACTTACACCACTAGCAGGAGCAATTGCAGGTAAGTCATATGTTCTTTTACCTGTTGCGGAAATGATTGCTTCAGCAATACCCAAAAGAAACATAGGAAATAAAGCAGCATCACCTAATAGTTTAAACTTAGGATGTTTATCTGGTTCTATAAATTGCTGTGTACTGTATCCAAATAAGTTACCATATAATTTTAACTCTGTTGTATTTAAGAACGGAGTTCTAAACATTGTATCAGGTGAATGAAAAGATATGATATCAGTTGGAATGCTTTGAGCCATATTGTGAAAATAAGGATCATCAACTCCCACCATATCACCTGCATTAGGTCCTATGGGTTCAATTGTATTAAAAGGATAGTTAGCATATAAACCTGTTCTTCCTTTTGCAGCCGATCCTTTTATATCATAAGTTCTAAAGTTATTTAGCATACCTTTAGCAACTATTGTCTTGTTACCTTCTCTTGAACCTCTAAGGATTTCATAACCAACTATACCTGGTATATCATTACCATCTTGGTCTTTAGGTAATATTATATTCTCAAAGTATACACCCATTAGTCTTATGAAATAATCATTACCAATAGTAGAAGGGTTTGCGTTATTTCTAAAATGTGTTGTAACAGTACTAGAACTATTATTTAAAAAGTTTTCTGGAAACTTATGATGTCTTATAGGTTGACCACATAAATCATGCTGCGGACTTTGACCAGCTGGTGTTGTCCAACAATAATAACTTGAATTCCATATATCAGGTCTGTCATCTGGGTACACTTCAGTAGATTCCCAATAGCCCATATCTCCGGCACCAATAACTACACCTCCATCAGCAAGTGTTGTTCCTGTATATATACTAGCTGTAGAATATGCAGTATTATAAACTTCAAATGCTCTATCATCTGTAGCTAATGCGTTGGCTACATTAATATCTTGTGTTTCTGCTACTACAGTTGATGTACCCGGAATAGTAAAGCCAGTTGGATTAGGAGCTCTTCCCGGAATATGATATGATGCAGATTTATCCCCAGTGTCATATACCCAACGTATAAAGAAAGCATATACCTCATCTCTAAGATAATTAGTATTACTACCTCCATTCATATAATAGTCTGCTGGATATTCTACTGAAGCCCACTTGGCTCTAATAAGATTAGCAAGCGGTTGATAGTTAAAATCAAACTTTGATGTAGGCCCTACTCTGAGTAAATAGTTATTTACATCAGTCATTTGATCCGACTTTTCAAAAACCGGTGTCTGAATAGGTAACTGCTCTATTGGGATAGTTACCAGACTTGGGTCAATTTGATCAAGTGCAATTACACTTGTTCTAGTAGAATAAAATCCAATTTGTTTTGCAACTGTACCTTGATTTATATTTTGCACCATAACTAATACAAACTCATCAAAGTTTTCAAAGTCTGCTGATACTTCAAGTGTTAATGAACTCTCAAGATCATTTGGGGTAAATAAAAACTGATTGTTACTAGGAGCAAAATAATCTGTTACTTTTTGACCCTTTATGGTATAAGCTATAACTGCAAAGTAAGTTCCATTTGCCATTGTCCCCCCTTGCTGACCTCTAGTTAACTTAAGACATGGTGTCTTCATTAATCTTGCTAACCTTGTTTGATCACAATCAAGAGAGTTTTGTTTTATAAATGTAGTACAGTTATTTACTGTTTGTGCTACTTCATTCCATGCTACCCCAGGCCATAAAAAATCTATTACTGTACCATTAGAATAGTAGTTCATACTAGATGCACCACCGCCTAACCAACTATAATCTGGTCCTGGCCATGTTTTTGGATCACCAATATTTAAATACCTATCTGGATTATTACCATCTGCCCAATATACTTGCCAAGTACAATCTTCTTTTTCTCTAGCTGATCCAGAGATAAGATATCTTTTATCAAATCTTAAACAGATATCTTGAACAATAGGTCTATATCTACATACATCTTCTTCAAATAAACCAACCTCAGACATAACAGGTTGTCCCTGTGCATTATGACCTGCGGTAAATATTGCCCACTTATCTGAAAATATTTGTATAGCTCCTACAATATATTTGTGTGTAATAATTGCAGGCATTGTATCACCAGCAGTAGCGCATAAAAAATTTGAGTTCTCATTTGATAAAGTACCTACATCACCTTCAGCTGTATTATTCATTGCATTAACAGCATGTGTCCACATACCATCAGTTATATATGAAGGTTCTGAATCTTTGTTAAGACCTTTAACAAATGATTTAGTTTGATTATCTGTTGTATTTTGAATGTTACTCTTAGCCATTAGATTACTCTATTATCATTCCAAGTTCTTGAATAATTTCCTCTTTGATATGATTTAAACATATCATAATACTTAGCATACTGAGCTCTTCTATTCTGCCACCATAGTTCTTCCATTTCTCTGAAGTTTGGTGTATTAACGAGACTTAATGCATTGTTTCTAGCAGCTTTATAATCAGGTATAATTATGTTAAGTCTTTGTGCTACATCCTCTCCATTAAGAGCTAAGTTTTCTATAATTCTTTTCTTAAGAGCATACTCATAGTATTCATTAATTAATGGATGGTCAGGAACCATTAAGTTTCCATTCTCATCTTCTAACTCACCCATATAATTAACATATACTTTTCCGGTTTGGAATGTAGTAAATAAATATCCATTCTTTAACCACCCTTGATCAAGTGTGTTATAATACAGATTAGGACAATCACATTCTATCTCTTGACTTCTTTTCATTCTCAATGGAGTAAGAGATCTATAGATTCTTGTAACAGCTGGATTAATTACTTGTATTAATTCATACTTTTCATTCTTACAGTTCATGAATACTCTAGGAGCAATACAGGTATTACCATAAGGATTATTAGGATCATACTCTGTAGGTATAGGATCTACTATAGGATGATTAAGATCACATGCTGCAGTTTTATTACATGGATTAGAATTACATGTTCTACAATTAACTGTATCAGGAGCACAAGTATTTACAGTGCTAGGTACTTCTTTGTAGGGTACTTCTTGAATATTAGTACCGCCCATATCATAACCAACATGTTCAGTTACTTCAGAACATACCAAAGCATAGTTCCATACATTAAAATCATCTGGCAGTTTTACATTACCATGACATATCTCTAGAACAACTTCTTTCTGTTGATTGATTCTAAGACCAAGCTCATAGTTTAGTTTTCTAACTAATTTAATAAGCTGCTGAGGCTCTATCATATTTTCTAGAGCAAATGTGTTTAGATCAATTGTTACATCTTCTAAGAGTTGATCAAATGTTCTATAGCGGAGTGTGTAATTAAAATCCATTATCTAAGTGCGTTTTGACTATCATCAGGACCATCTGTTGGAACTGACATAGACATAGTTAATTCTTTTACTACAAATTGCTCTACTTCTGAGAATAAATATTCTGGTAAAACAAAAGGATCATCTTGTCTTATTAAACATTGATCTTTTGTATCACATGTATCTAATACTCCTTCAAATATTGCTTCTACTCTTATTGCATCCCAGTCTACATTAGGACAGTAGAGATATCCATTTATAAACCAGAAATATGGTCTTTTGTTATATTTAAATGTAGTTGATTTAGTTATAGAAACCCAAGTACCCGGATCTGTTCTAAACATCTCTATAGATCCATCTATAGAAGATACTGTACGGATAATAGGACCAAACATACCATTAAGTATGGTAGGTAGTTTTTCTTTAGATCTTTTAAAATAACATTCTGAATATACTCCAATACAACCAGCTTCTACTCTATCAACATCAATAAGTTCTACATAAGGTAATACTTTAAAGATCTGACTCATCTTCATAAGTCTGAATTGATTATCTTCTCTCTTAATAAGAGTTTGAGCATATTTTTGAAGAGAGAAATATATAGTCCTATCTGTTAAGAATGGATCTTCCTTAACAGCTTTTAGTGTATTTCTAACTCTTGATATAGCTTCACCAATTGTTGTCATAGTTCAAATTCATTATATGTTTCTAAAGTTTTAGCTTGTTCTTTTCTTTTTATATCCTTGTATTCAGATTTTGTATAAAGTAATCTAGCTTGCTTCTTTGGATCTGCTGCAATATACATTTGCCAATTTTCTGGATATGACTTTGCAACAGCTCTCTTAAAATCTCTACAAGCTACAAACATCCAAAACTCTCTATTTCTTATCTTATGTTTTGGTGCAAAGTTTGAAAAGAATATTTTAGCTAGTTTACCATCTGTAGCCCAATTCTTATTAGTAACAGTTACTCCATATTGTTTTGACTTAGCAAAATCTATATTATTCTTTTTACTTGCTGGACATGATCCTATAAATAACCAACCAATTTGTTCTGGTATTTGGACTCCGTCTCTATTGTCAATTACATTTTGCCACATGATCTGATTAAATAGTTTAATTATGTTTTTTAACTGATCATCATCAAGATCTTTATACTTTGGGTATCTTTCTCTAAAACTTTCAAAGAACTCTTTATTAAGTAAGTTATACACACTAGGTCTGAACCTTGGTGCTTTAACATTTGGTTTCTTAAATTCCTTCATATTAATATACTAAAAATAAATGACTTTAACAAATGTAAGTAAAAAACAAAACCCCCACAAGTGTGAGGGCTTTGCCTTTGTTGTTACAGAAACCAACAAACCTGCAACTTCTTTAAGCTAGTGGTGTACAGCAAGGTCTTGGTATAATACCTACATTATCACTGTATGATAAAAATGTTTCAACTGAAGCTATAATAACATTATCAGCTGTACAGTAAACTACCAAACCTTTATCTAATATTCTATCAAGTATTTCACTAAGACTACTCTCATTATATTCTGAAGCAAAAAATGCTTGAATCATTGTTGTTAAGTTAGATATGTTAGATGTTAAATCTTCATTTAAACTTCCATGTTCAACAATACCTTTATCTAGTATTCTTTGTTGATCTGCTGGTGTTGTAAATAAACTAGTTAATGCAAGTGTTTCTTGAGCAAATCCATTTTGACATGTGTACTCTTGACCCATAGCATCTATATATTGTTCATATGTTATTGTACCTGCATATACATTTATACAGCAGCTTACTGCACAAGCTAGGCCATCAGTAATACACCATGCATCAGCAAATTTTAAAAATGTTTCTACTGAAGCAAGCACATAAGGTCCACACTTAGGACAACAAACTGAGTTTTCATCAATTGGAATTATTATTCCTGTATCTAAAGCTAAATCAAAAACATTTGCTGGAGATACAATCGGTCCTGCATTTTCTAAAGAATATTCAGTCAGGTAGTCATAAGCATTTACACATGTAAGTGGATCACATTTAGTATTAGTAAGTGTTTGAATGTATGTAATCAAATCTGTTAAAGCTTGTGCAACTGTAGTACCTTGTGCTAAAACAATCTGTTCATTACAAATAATGTCTGCACCATTATATATTACACACTGTGCATCAAATACTTCAGAACAAGGTTGTGGTGTAGGACATCCTATCGGAGTAGGACATGGAGCAGGACTTGGCATAAAGCTATCCTCACATCCGCATTTTTTACATGTATTTGTTGTTGCCATATTATAAATTATTAAATGCGTCAATAATATCTTGCATAGGTGTTGTTTTACTTAAATGATATCTATTATTAAAGTAAGCATAAAATCCTCCAAGCTGATATCCATCTCTTGTATCAACATCAAATGGAATTTCATATACACTAGCAGGACTTGTTCTATTATTTACAGCACCTGTATAACCTGAACCATATGCTGCATAGTTAGGTACAAAATCTCCTGCTGTATATATTGAACATGATTCAGCTAATTGTCCTGGGAAACCAAGAGATACATCACCAAATCCTTCTCTTTCTTCTGCTGTTCCAAATCCAAATTTACCAGCAGGTGTAATATAAAAATATGGACAAAATGCTTGCAAAATCGGTCTCAGTTCTGGAGGAGCTCCTGCTGGATCAACTTGCAATGAGCGGTACATTAAATGTGCTACAGAATTTAAATAATGAAATATATCCGGTCTTAATACAGTTGGTAAGATCGGATTAATAGATTCCATTCTTGCAGTTGTAGCAAGTTTTTCATAACCTCCATTAGATCCTCTAAATATATATGGAGAGTTTGTTGTTGTCCAACTAGTAACATTATTTACCAAAGTCAGACCTGTATTATTTGTTGCTAAGGGTAATGGATATAAACCATTAATTGTCACTACTCTTCCTACAATTCTAATTTTGGGTCCGGCTACAGTTAATGGTGCAAGTCCGTATCCTTTTATAGCATCATAAAATGGAATATCTTTCCAACCACTATCATAAGGATCATCGGCATTTACAGTATATGTAGTGACAGCACCAACTACAGAAGAAGTTACAGTAACATTTGTACCTGCTGCTACAACTGTTTTTGGAAAACCGTTTATTAAATAATTATACATATCACATAATGAAATCCAAAGATTAGTAATAGCATCTCCTACAGTTGTTGGAGTATTAATCCATGAACCAAAATATTCTTGAGCCATTGTTTGTACAGGTGAATCTCCTTCTGATTCTGATTTTAAAGATAAATCTGTTGAATCAATACATTGACTTATAACAGCACTAGCTAAATCTGCCGGTAGCCCTGTAGCTTCAATAAGTGAACAGTAACCATTTGTACTATTACTTAACAATGCATCAAGAACTTGATCTATTGGAGCAGATGTAGTACCTGGTATTGGCATGTAATTTGCCAAACAATTTGTATCAATACTTGGTAAAGTAAATGTTGGTGGAGGTGTGTTTTCTAATACAGTAACTCTATTATCTAGATTTGTAATTTGATTATTTATTACATCTATCTGATCTAATATATCACATATTCTATTTGCAATCATTTGAACATAATCAATTAATTGCATAGTAGTTTGATTACCTTCAACAAAACAAGGTGCTACAGATACAACACAATCTGGACATCCAGCAGCTTTTTCTTCACCTGCTGGTATACCATTAAGTTCACAAATCTTATTTATCAATAATTGAATTAAAGCTTGGAAATCTTCTGGAGGACAAGCAGTTAAGTTAAGACAAGATAGATCATAGTTACTTACTTTTAACTGATCCATTATTGTACATAACTCAGCACCTAAGCTTGCTATTATATCAGATACTGTATCTCCTGTACATAATTTAATACATGGAATGTCTGGACCTTGCCAAATAACACAGTTACTTGATATTGGGCTGCATGGTCTGTTATCTAAGTTTAAAGGTCTCATATTATAATATACTAATTATTATTAAGAATTGCAAGTTTTGAGTGTTTGATTACATCCGCACCCACATGTATTAATTGTCTGTCCACAACAGCTTGTTACTGGTTGACATACATAATCCGGATCTCTTAAGGCATCAAGATCAATAAGTTCTTTCTTAACTAACCATTTTTCTTCATCCTCTGGACAACAGTTAGATAATCCATATCTAAGTCTTAGGACTTGCTTGTAATAAATCTCTGATGACTTACATGTAATCTTTTCATACTTTTCTATATCACATGAAGGTGTTGAGTATCCTGGTTTTACTTTTCTTTTTGGAAGAGGCTCTGCTGAACATTGTCCATTTACACAGTCTCCAAAGTGTTCAATATATACTAATGCTTCTTCTTCTGGACTAAGCACCCAATTAATTAAACATACTTTATCACTTGTTTCATTTGGTTGTAGATTAATAGTTACTTCTTCAAATAAACAATCTAAGTATGTAAAGTCTTTAGCTATAGTATCTTGATTTGTAATTCTATTGCATACACATGGAAATGTTTCTAAGCATTCTGGACAATCAATAAATGAATCTGTTACAGTTACTATACCAGCATTAATAGGCTCTCTAGTTTCTTCTACTGTAAAACAACTATCACATCCTTTAATTTTTATTACAGGAGGAACAGCACAGGGGGCAACTACAATATTTGTAAAAGGAACTTCTATAGCCGATGAATTTGGATATGAACCAAAAGGACATTCTGTATCATTAGATATTGATGAAATCTCAGTACCTAAAACTGCAAATGACCAGTGAGGTATTGGATCTTGAGCCCAAAGAATTTCAATATCTGCATTAGCATAATTACATATACTTATGTTTGTAATTCTAAATTTTCTTTTTCCATCATTTGTTCCTGTAACTGGTAAGTCAAATGAATAATCAACATTATTACATTTGAATGCAACATTGATACATTCTGTACAATCTTGTTGTACTGTTGAAACAAAAAGGGCTGACAGATCAGTATAAGTATAAGTTACATTATTAGGATCTAAACAGTCTGTAAGTTTATAGTAAGTTCTATTACATGCAATACATGAATCAAATGTATATAGTATAGTTATAGTCTGAGTTGAGGGCGGTGTGTAATCTATTTGAGATACAAACCAACAATCACCACATTCTAATTCTACTGTTTTACCAACATATTCTGAGTAATCTTCTGTACTGTATTGTACTAAAGTTTGATTATTACAGTTAGTAAACTTATAAGCTACTATTGGTAAACAAGATGGACAATCCTCAAAAGATTGTAATACAGTTACAGGTATTGGACAATCACATTCTGCTGGACATTGTTCTGTTGTCAGAGTATCTCCTGATATATAATAGATCCAACTAAAACCTTCAGTAATTGAATCAGGACATTCACCATTAAATTTAATTTCAGCAATTAAAGGCCAATCTTCATCTTCACCATAACCACCTTGGGTTATGTACCATACTTCTGCTTGTGCAACACTCCATATATAATAAGTTTCTTCTCCAATTTGATATTCATATAGATTATATCCAGAATATGTGCCTATTGCATTTGCTGTATAGTTTCCAGAAGTTTCAGCAGTTGTTATAGTAACTGTTAGACAATCACAATTACCAGCTGATATACCAACTTCCCAACAACCTTCTTGTCCATTTAAAGTTACTGTGTTACCAAAATGTTGAATTAATGTGCTAGTATTACTGTATATAATTTCATCAGTTTCACAGTTAGTAAGTTTATAACAACACTCTTGACATTCAGCACATGTAGGTACTGTTGATACCTCTGACATAATATTTTCCCATTCATCAATATCAGCACCAACTGGAATTTCTGTTATTGAAACGCTAGTTAGTTTTAAACAACCTGTTATATTTACTTGCGCCTCATTAAGAACTTCAGTTATTATTAAATTAGTAAGATCATTTGGACAAGGTGTGTTATCAAATTCACCCTCATAACATGTTCCATCAAACTCTAAATATAATGTTCCTTGAAGACCTCCTTCATTAGGTGGCCAATTAATTGGCTGATTTGTACAACAATCATTTAAAGTATAATAAACCGGACAAGTTTGACATTCTTCACATATGGATACAGTTTCTACAGATGCAATAGCATTAAGGTAGTTAGTTGTAAAGGCTCCCGGAGGAACTGATTGTACTTGTGTTAAGTTAAAACAGCCAGTTATATAGTCTGGTGTGGCTTCACTTGATACACTAGTAATTATTAATGATAACAAGTCCTGAGGACATGTTCCTGGTTCACAAAGTCCTGTATATACAAAACATAATATTTGGTCATTTACAATATAAGGTTGACCGGTACAACAATCATTTAAAGTATAATATGTAGTAGTTATTGCAGCCATTATTTCTTAATAAACTTTTGTAAATGTTTATATCTATCAGGTCCCCAAACTTTATTAGTAGTTGGAGTTACTGGTTTTTTTTGTTCTACTTTTGATTGTTGGTTTACTTTATTAGCACAGTTAGCACATCCGCTTTTACCATTTGGTAGTGTTCTTTTCTGACATCCGCATGATAGACTAGCTCCACAGTTTGCACAAGTTGCCATAAGTTGTTGGTTTTAATTAGTTAACAATTAGTACAATTCATTTTATTCAAAAGTTTTAAAGCATAATTGTACAAGCTCATACCTTTCTGTGGCTCATGACAAAACTCTACTTTACCTTTTGCAGCTTGAAGATACATAAAAATTAATCTTAACTCTTCAAGTTTTTGTTTTATTTTGAAGGGAGGATCACATGCTGCAGCATCTACATCACATAGGATGTTATAATACTTATTCAATGCCTGAGTGATTCTCATATGATTATACTCTACATATACTGTATCATTAGGAGATACACTATACTTAATAATGTATACACCATCAGGTATATCTACAGTAACTGTTCCACAATCTGTTGTTTGTAGCTGTAAGTCACATGCTGTTATAGTCTCTACAAAATCTTGTGTAGTATCTAGTTGTACAGAGTATCCAAATCCGGGTACTGTTATATTTAATGTTGGACATGTTACCGGAAGCAGTGTAGTATAAACACTTGTATCAAATATCTTTAAGATACAAGAATTCATTACAGTTGGAACCTCTAAACTTAGTATATGATTAGCCATAGTGAAATAATAAAAAAGGGGAGGAGTATGAAACTCAGCTCCCCTTAGTTGTTTTTAGTCTATAAGATTAGTCTGGACAAACTTGTCCTGGATAAGGATAAATTGCACAACATGCATCTTGAACACAAGATTCATTTTCCAAAGTAACACAAGGTGATCCGCAGCTTCCTAACCAAGTGTTAACAAACCCTTGAAAATCACTTTCTATACCATCAGTGATGATCTCTAACAAGTATTGATCATTATCAAATGTACTAGTTGGGTTATTGAAGCGTGGAACATTATGTAACAAGTAATATCTTGTATACAAGTTGTTACGGTTAATGTAATCAAACACACTGTATCCTTGTGTAATCTCACGAATCCTGAAATCACTGTGGAAGAAGTTTTGTCTGTATTGCTCAGATAAGATTACATCACGTGCAACTGATTCACCTAATCCCATAGCTTGTCTTCCTTCACATTCTTTGATAACACATACTCCGTCAAACAAACATGGATCACCATTAAGATCAACTTCAGATGCATAGATTCTAACTGGCTCAACTTCATAGAAGTCAGTCAATTGGAATGTACAGTTTTCAAACTTAGTATCTACATAAGCACCTACTAATACTAAACCAGCACATGCATCTTCAATATATCCTGGAGATACATAGTGATCCCAAGTATCAACACCCTCATCAGCTAAGAAAGCAGCATCTGTTCCTGGAGCATACCAAGGAGTACCAGTTTGGTCAATAACAATTGGTAACAAGAATGGAGATATAACAGGATATCTTACAATTGCAGTAGCCCATTGAATAAAAATTAATGTTGAATCAATTTCTACTGGAGCAATAGATCCTTCTGGACAACATCCACCATATGCAGAAGCAATGATATAAGAGTTGTGGTTAAGTAATCTTAATGCAGGAGAACCTTTAACATCAACACGTAATGTATATGTTTCACCACAATAGAATTTTTTACAACAGTTAGCACCTACACCAGCAGTTACTTCAAACTCAGGTTGTGTATCTTCACCTGTATTTGGTAAATCAACACATGGAAGAATAAGATCACCTGTTGTAAATCCTGAACCACCATTTGTTAATTCAACAAATGTAACTTCACCATCTACTACAGTAATATTAGCATAAGCATTTTGTCCACCTGGAGCAGCTCCTGCAGGACATAATTCAACATCAGAGTAAACACCATCAACAAGATTTGCTCCAGCAGTATCAATAGCCAATGTTAAAGCAACGTCATCTGTGTAAGCTGTATTACCTAAATGAACTACTTCATTTTGTGGTAAACATGGATCTACACGGTAGAATTTGCTAACATATTTAGGATTGATTACTTTAGATTTGTTAGTCTCTAAGTATCCACCATGGAAAGGACCAATCTTATCTCTTTGATAGATTGAACCTGCAGCAAGAACTAAAGGACAACATCCTCCAGGAGCAGCTGTTTGTAGAGTCCAAGTTTTTGCATCTACAAATGCAAATTGACCACCAGTAAGTATATTACCAGGTGAGCCTAATTTTCCAGAAAGCGTGTTTACAAAACCATTGGTTCCAACAAACGTCTTTTGAAAAGCATGATTAAAATAACTCATTGTTTTTTTGTTTTAGTTAATAAATAAATATACTATAATATAGTAAAAGTTTTTCAATAATCCAAATTATTTTAAGAAAAGTAATTTATACTTAGCAGAATTAAGTGTAGACTTAATAGTATCTAGATCATTTACTAATTCTGAGTATGGCATCTTAGCTTGTAAACCAGATACCATAGTTGCCATCTCTCTAATATATCCTAAAGCTTCATCTACTGAATTAAGTACTCTTGGAGCTACTTCTGAATAAGTAAGTAACTTCTCTGCTGCTCCTTGATATCCTTCTGCTAAATCATCAGCATGTCCAGGTAATGCATCATATAAATCATTAAGAGCTTTATGTGCTGCATATGATCCAGTACCAGTTACTTTTAAATGTAGCTTGTGAATACTTGTTGCAGCATTCATTAGTTCTGATACACATGCTGCTGTCATAGTATCTACAGAACCTCCTGCTGGAGCACTTGAGTATGAGGCATTTGCTGCAGTATCTCTTTTTAACATTCTAGGTTTTTCCATTATTATTAGTTGTTACGTTCAGCTGTATCCGTACCTCTAGAGAATTGGTTTCCTGACTCAATATCTCCAGCTATAATACTTACAGCCTCATCAATTATTAATTCTATTATATCATCTTTAAACTCACATTCTACATTTGCAGTAGATGTAATATTGGTGTAAGGATCTACACATCCTTGAATCTGTATCTTAATAGGTTGCCTATAATAAATAAGATCAATGTTATTTATATCAAACTCACCATTAGTATATACATTAACATTACCACCTTTAAGTGTAGCAAATGTTTCTGCCCATTCAAAGTTAGGTTGTTTAGCTTTATCTCTGAGAAGTTGATTAAGATTTCCTTCTTCTGCTAAATATACAGTCATTCTTCTTTTATCACAGCATTCTTTGTTAGCAAAGATGTCAACTCTTTTCCACTGTAGATAATCCTGTGGAATAACACCACGGTAATAGTACTCTTTATCAACTGCAGCTAATGTTTCTGTAACTAGTAAGATTTGTAAGTCATCTTTTCTACGGGTAGACTGCTCATCACCTTCTCTTACTTGGTTAATACCATGCAGCTGTCTTCTAGCCCACTCAACCTGAGCCTTGTTGAAAGCCTCAACAATAGTCCAGCATTCTATGTTGTCATAGTCTTGGCTGTCTAACTTATTGAGACGTTCTTTAACTTTTATGGTAATAGTACTATTAAGCATTATTATCTATTTTTAGCAATCTTCTTAAATGTTTTAGCAAGAGCCTTAGCTTTTCCTGTGCAACCAGGTTTAGTTATTGGAGTACACTTACCTGCAGTGCCTCTACGTTTAATAGAGGCTGTAGCTTTCTGTATCCAGTTTTTATCTGACTTCTTTTTAGTTGCCATGATTATTTCTTTTTAACTGCACCACCTTTTTTCTTGATAACACCTCTACCTTTAAGAACATCCGCTTTAGTTACTTTACCATCTCCTGTTAGATCTGGAAAACCACCTTTAGCAAGTTTAGGAAACTTAGTTCTTCCTGGCTCTCTTTTACCAACAGCTGTGTATCCTTGAGCTTCAGAAGATCTGATTTTACCTGGATAACCTCTTTGCACTTTTACTTCTGCACCAAATTTAGCTTTAGTAGTTTCATTTTTCTTTTTTTCTTCAGAAGCTTTTTTAGCAGCTTTTCTAGCTTTTACTTTATCTGCAATAGCTTTTGTTGCCATACCGGCTATTCCAGAACCTATAAGACCAACACCAATTTTAGAACTTCTAGTTTTAAATGGTGGAGCATCAAGATCAACTTCAGCACCGTTTTGTGCTTTCTTTAATTTTTTAACTGAGCCACCTTTTTTATAGTCATATCCAGCAGTTCTATTTGGACCAGTAGTACCAGCATTAGGTATACCATAAATTTGTTTAGATACATTGTCACCGCCTTTTTGTGCAGGGGCAAATCCTTTAGCTTTATTTAGAGCTTGACCACCATGAGCCATTTTCTTTATTTTCTTTACAGATCCTCCGGCTTTCATTTTGCCTCCACATCCTGATTTACAAGTTTTCATTTTATTTATTTTTTTTAGTTTTCTTATTAGTAGTTGATTTTTTTGAAGGTCCGCTTTTTCTGTTAGCTAACATTCCGGCTCCTGCTGCTGTTCCTATTGCAGCCATACCTACTAATTTAACTTTGTTAGCATCATCTCTATCACCTACTGGATCTGAATAACCTCTTCCAGCTCTATAGTTATCACTTTTACGCATATCACTTGCTCTTGCATACTGCCCACTCTCACCAAATCCTTTTGATTTAGCAGCACTTGCTTCTTTTCTAGCAGCTTTAAGTGCACTCTTACCACCTTTGACAGCTCCTTTAGCAGCTCCTTTAATTGTTTTAGTAATAAGACCTAATTGTGCTTTTGGTAAAGCTTTTTTAGTTGCTGACTTTTTAACTACCTTTTTCATTATATATAATTTAACAGTTCCATTTTCTTAAAGAAAGAGCTTTTCTTGTAGGTCTTCCTTTTTCATCTTTCATAGGTCCAGGCATCCCAGACATTCTGCTACAGAAGCTCTTGCGTCTCTTAGCATCTTTACTTCCAGGTTTTAACTTAGAAGGTTTAGTAGTTACAGCTGTCTGAAGTTTACTACCTGGATTAGCTGCTCTATAACTTGCTACTCCTTTAGCATTAAGACCTCCTTCTGGATTCTTACCTTCTTTTCTTTGCCATGCTGGTGACTTTGCCATTACCTTTACCTTTATATTTATAATCCGGGTTATCCTTATGCCATTTCTTTGTAGCGGCTACTCCTTGTTTAACAGTCTTAGCTCTACCTTTTGCAGTAAGATCTATTGTATCCCACTGACCTTTGTCTTTGGTAGGATGGTTGACCATTATGTGGCCAACCTTTCCCTCACCTTTCTTAGTAGTCTTTTTATATACTACATGCTTTTCACCACCGGCAGTAACTTTTACTTTCTTAGCCTTTGCCTGTGTCATGATTATTTTTTCTTAGTTTTAATCATTCCACCTTTTTTAAATCCGGCAGCTTTTTTAATACCTTTGGCTACTTTGTATTCAGGTGTACCTTCAATAGCTTTTCTAATATACTTGCTCTTTGGAACTGCAGTATTAAGACCTTTAACAAAACCTTCTCTAGTGCTCTTAGAGGGTACAGCCATTTTTATACCTTCAACAATTGGTTTATAAGAATCTGTAAATCCTTTTTTAAAGTCTTTTATAGCACGGCTTGCTTGATCTTTTAGTTTTCTATCAGACTGTGGTTCTTTCTTAACTGTTTTTTTAACAGTACCTTTTTTTGGAGATTGCATTTTATATAGTTTTAAATATTACAAATTAAATCTTTTTACCAGCAGCAATGCTGTTAAATTCTTTTGCCTTTTCAGCAGCCATTTTCTTTACATCATTCATAAGCTTTGTATTCTTCTGAATCTCAGAAGCTCTTTGTAATGTAGACATAGCAGATTCAATTTCCCATTTTCTTTGTTCTGCTTTACCCCCACCAAAAATGGAAATACCAACTGAAGAACTTTTCTTAGCTGGTGTTGATTTTTTAGTTGTTGTTTTTTTAATTGCCATGGTTATACTTTTTTAACTCTTCTTCCCATACCTACTTTAGACTTCTCAGCTTTCTTAGCAGCTAGTTTAGAAGGAGTTAGTTCATATTTAGTTTTAGGTGTCTTACTAGAAACCCTCTTGGTAGGCCGGCAGTATTCATTAGAACCACCGGCACCACAAGGTTTTCCAGATTTTGTATCTTGCCATTTCTCGGCTTGCCATCTTTTAAGCTCTGTTCCTTTCTCAGTCTTTCTAACAGTGCCTTTACCTTTACGGCATTTGGCAATAGCTTGAGAAGCCCTAGCAGAAGGAAACACAGCATACTGTGCTTTTACTTTACTATAACAAGCATCTTTAGGCATTATCCTTTTTTAGGTCTTGCTACTGATTTATTAGTACCACCTGATCTACCTTTAGCTTTCTTTTGTACAACTGCCTTAGCACTCAAACTATGCATAACACCTTTACTACCAGCTTTTTTACCAGCTTGTAATTTAGCATTAGGATTTACCATTCCACCAGTTTTCATTTTTTTACCACCACCTGTAGTAGGGTATCCACCACTAGTACCACCTGATTGCATTTTCTTACCAGCAGGTGGAATATAACCTGAACCATGCTTTTTTACATACTTCATTGTTTTTTTAGTAGATGTAGGTTTCTGACCCATTGCTTTTTGCATTGCATCAGCTGGTCCACCATCCTGGTACTTTTTCATTTTAGTTTTCATTTTATTTTAAATTTAAGAATTCCAATACTTCTCACAAGCAGCATTGAGATCCTTTAAAATATCCTCATTTAGAGGGTTCTTCAAGTACTCAATTACATCTGATACATTTCTACCTAATAAGCTACTAGACTTATTATGATATAAATAACCATCTGGCTTACTTATAATATACTTAAAAAAACTGGAATCACGTACAATTGATTTAATTTTTAGTGTTTCCATGTCCATATTTGCTGCTTCCATAAATGATTTGGCAGCTCTTTCTTTGTTGGTTTCTCCCCCATCCCCGTTGATATACATATCCATATTCTCATACAGAACATCAGTTGGAGTGGATTTTCTATATTGTGTACTACTAATATCTACAACTTTAGCAATGTAGAATAACTTAGTACTGTTTTTGTCAAATAGTTTCTGAAGTTCAGAAAGTGCTTTGTTACGCAACTTCTTGTATTCAGTTCTTACCATTACTGTTTCTTCTTCTTTATCAAGATAAAACTTTGGTGGTACTGGTTTTGATCTAGCATCATCAAAACTTTTTGCTACAATTGAAAAGCCACCGGCTTCAATAGCATAAAGCTTGATTCTATCAAATGGATCTTTTGGATCCAAGTATACTGGTTCATTACCACATGCTAGAGTTATTTTGTTCCAGAAGTCAGAGTTACTTGGAGAAAGCAATTTTACTTTATTCCAAAAATCTACATCTTCTGCATTAATCATATTTGCAGCTAATTCTTTTTCAAGTTCAGCTACAGCTTCTCTGATTGCTTTTACTTTAGATTCTCTTGTATCAGGATCTAATAGTTTTATCTCTGGTGCATATTCATTAAGACCGGTAATATACCTGGTCACACCATTGTTTTCTAAGCAAGCAAGTTGCTCTGTATGTGTAACTCCATCAAATAGAGTCATACCATATTCTTCTAATCCCATGTTAGAAGATCTGCTGTCAAAGAACGGACGGACTGCAATTGCCGTTTTTCTTACTGAGCCCTTACCGGTCTCAACCATTGTGAAATTTTCCATTGTTGTTGGTTTTTATTTTGTTGGTTAAATATAATACTTTTTAATTAAAAAAAGGGAGGAGTCAAACCCCTCCCTGTTTTTTATAGTGTCCTGGTTAGAATGATCCACCAGTGATTGGGTTTCTCATAACAATCTTAAGGACTTTAGTAGGATCCTTAACCCAGATAGCTGGCATTGTTTGAGACATCATAACACGGTACCCATTGAATTGTCCAGAAGACTGGAATCCTTGTGTACGTCCCATGTAGTCCATAGTACCATTTTGATACCACCATTTCAATTGATTATCCCAAGACAATTTCAACAAGAATATGTTGTCATTAGTATTGTCAGTGATATCAAAGATAATGAATGAGTAAGATGATAATGGGAAACCATCAATGATTGGGTTCTCAATATCATTAGTATGAACATTGTCAAATGCTGGGTTCAATACAAACTTAACATTTGCCAAGAAAGGAATCACATAAGAAGTGTATGCAAATCCAAAGTTCAAGTCCATACCTTTACCAGTGAT